GTTATGACCATGCGCCTTGATACATTTTTCAATCTGCATAATATAGGAGAAGTCGATTATCTCTGGATTGACGCCCAAGGCAGCGATTTTAATGTTCTCAAAAGTTTAGGAGAAAAAATTTCTCTAATAAAGGAAGGAAAGTGCGAAGCCGCCCATACTGTAGAATTGTATAAAACAAAAGATAATAATGCCTTTGAAATTAAACAATGGCTCGAATCGCAGGGATTTGAAGCTTGGTTTGAGCAACCTCTTCAAGAAGTCGATGTACACTTCCGTCGGACATAAGGTTTTAAAAGTTTCCTTAATTTTAAGAATACCTTAGATATGTTTACTGTTTACAGCATCAGAGATAACTCCGATACTGATTTGATAGAATTTTTAAAAGAAGGCCTGAGACAGGTCAGCGAACAAGATTTAATAAAAAACTATCATCCAGATTACGAAACTGTACCTGGTAATTTATTCCGTATTTTAAAAGAAGGAAGATACCTCAAAGGCAATTATTACATCATCAAAAAAAATGATGAATATGTGGGCAGTGCAGGCTGGAACCCGTATACCGAAGATACAGCACTTGCATTGACTAGAGCATATATTGTAGAGAAATTTAGAACAAAGTATCTTATGGCCGAATTGTTGATGCCGAGGATCATAGAAGAGTCAAAAGATTATTCAAAACTATGGATAACCTGTAATGAATATAACAAAGCAATTTATCAGGCATTTGTAAACATGTCTAATAACAGATCGGCAGGATTGTTTAACCCGTGGCCCGAAATGTATAGACAGTTTACACCAATCGGGAAAAAGATTGTAAACTATACTGAGCAATACGTTGCGGAATTAAAGAGAGGATAACATGAAGGATACAGAAAAAATTAAATTTATAGAATCAGCAGTTGAACATCTGTTTGAAAGAAATATTAAGATCAAGCCCGATGATAAATTGCTAGACCTCGGTTTAGACTCGTTAGATATTGTAGAACTACAAATGTACTATGAAGATGAATACGAAACTATAATCGAATCTGATGATTCGCCTATAACTGTCCGAGATCTCATGGGCCTGATGCAATGAATTTTACCTATAGGAATCATTTAAAGTATACCATAGGGGGCAGAGAATTTGGATTTCGAGAAAATTCAATTGAGCCCTATAAGGTAACTGTAGGTTCCGTAGATCGAGATCACTATAAACGCAGTAACTTTAGAGAGGAGTTACTTAGAACCGCAGACCTTATCTATCAGGATCTTGGAAAAGATCTAGTTGTGTTTCTCAGCGGTGGAACAGACAGTGAAATTGTTCTTCGAAATTTTCTAGACATAGGAATTAAACCTCAGTGTGTCACTATCAAATTTAAAAATGATTATAATCTATCCGACGTTACAGAAGCGCAGTCTCTAGCCGAAGACCTAGAAATAAAATTAAACATCATTGATTTCGATGTCAAGGATTTTTTGTATAGTGGTCAAGCTGACGATTTTGGACGTAAAATTCAATGTACACAATTAACCTATCTAATGGTATATCATTGTGTAGAAAAATTTGGGGCGCCTGCTGTTATGGGCGGCGAGGCTCTTATTACAAGAAACATCTACGAACAGCCAAGTAATTGGTATTACACAATACGAGAAAACGAAGATGCTAGTGCAATGAGGTTCAGTAATACATTTAATATACCGTTGGTCAACGAATATTTTAGCTACACACCCGAACTGCTACTGTATTATTTAGAAGATCCTGATATTAAATCGTTGGTTTCAGAAAAGATGAATTATAAATTATCATCAGTTAGTACAAAAAATTCAGTACTTAAAAGACTGCTGCCTGAAATCCGTGTAAGAAAGAAAACTCACGGGTTTGAAAAACTACTGGCATTCAATCTCGAAGCATATAGAGAATTAGCCGGAGAACAAATACTTAGGCTAGAACCCAGCCTCGACGGAATTCCCTACAATGCAGTGATTAAGCAACTAAAAGGTCGAAAATGAAAATTGTTAAACTAGAAGAAAAACATAAATCTAAAATTAAAGATCTGTTCAAGAAACCTAAATTTATGGGAGTCGATGTTGATAAAAGCTATTTTGTTGATAAGCAGTTTGAATTTTCAGAACTTTACTACAATGTATTCATAGAAACATACATGTCGGGATTAAAGAACTACCATGCATACGGATGCATCGGCAGTGACGGAAAAGTCAATACTGCCCTAGGATTCTATCAATCTGACGAAGATGCCAGTTGGTATTGGAATCAAATACGTACTACAGGGCAGAACAGAAAAGAAATACAGGCAACATTAGATGCTGTGATCGATCACAACGAAAAACAGGGCAGACTAAAATTTTTTAGTATGTTTCCGTTAGAATATCAGCGGCTCTATAGAAGATTAGCGTTCAGTCAAAAAAGCAGCGAAAGATATGATTATTTTGATGAGTACTATGTTCCTGAGAAACATCGATGCAAGTTTAACTTTCATTGGCAAATCTTATACAACAGAATATTGGTTCCAACAGATACCATAGTACGGTGTACATTTTTAAAACAACAATATAGAGAAGAGCTTTTCAACGCCGGTCGTTTGTAATCATTAAATATTGCTATGTTTAAAAATATATCAAAGTATTCCTGGCTAAGTTTTGTACCTTTTCTCACCTTAGGTGCTATTTCAGTAATATTGTTTGCCCTTGGAATTATTCCTTCATGGTATTTGATTTTTACTTTTATTGGATGGGTACTGATCGCAGGTCTAGGAGTTGCTGTAGGATACCATAGAATATTTGCACATAATACACACGACAGTCTTCCTAGATGGAAAGAAAATTTTATATTATTTTGTGGAATCCTAAGTGGTCAAGGTTCTAGTATTACTTGGGTAGCTATACACAGAGGTTACCATCATAGATATGCCGATACCGAAAAAGATCTACACAGTCCGACAAAGGGATTTTATCATGCGTTTTTCGGTTGGTCGACAAAAATCACTGAAGCTAATCCTAATGTAAATTTAAAATACGCAGCCGGGCTTCTTAGGAAATCTAACCACCTATGGTTTCATAATCACCAATTAACGCTGCTATGGTCGATTCCCGCGCTAATAGCATTAATTGACTGGAAATTAAGTCTTGCCTTAATTTGCCTTCCTACTGCTATTACACTATTACAAGATAATTTAACCAATGTCTACGGTCATACTAAAGCACTTATAGGATATCGAAATTTTAATACATCTGATCGATCTCAAAATAATTTTATTTTAGGACTGCTAGGTTGGGGACAAGGATGGCATAACAATCATCACTATGATCCTAAAAGTTTTGATTTCGGAACATCAGTGAGCGGAAAATGGTGGGAATTTGATCCTTGTAAATTATTTTTGCCTTTCTTAAAATAATGAAAAAATATATTGATGTTTCCGACTTTGCATTAGTGCATAGCCTAAAAGAAAACTATGAATTAATACGTCAAGATTTTTATCAGCTATCACAACAATTTTTACATGTTAAGCCTAATAACCTAATGACTGCTCGACAAGGGCTTTCTAATGGTAAAATTTTATATCAGGGCGGATTTCAGTTGGTGTTTACTAGAATCGCAGACGAATCGTGTTCTAAGCCGGAGCTAGACGCTATATACGGATCTACAGAGGCTAGTAGAAAACGTGCTTTAGAAAATTTTAAAATTAAACAAAAACTAACTCCTAATTTAGAACGTTGCCTAGAACCCTACTTAGAATTTGTCGGTACTGTTGGATTTAATGTAATACACCCTGGTGCAAAATTAAACAAACATTACGGTATGTGTAACGACTACATCCGAATTCATATGGGCATAGACTGCGACCCGGGCGCTGTGTTTTTTATAGAAGATTTACCTCCTCGAACTTGGGAGCCAGGTAAAGTGTTTGCATTCAGTGACGGTGATGCATTTCACGGAACAGAACATAACGGACAAAATACGAGATCTATTCTGTTGTTAGATGTGCATAAAGATTGTTTTAAAGAATTGAGAGAAGAACAATGGCCCTGATCTACGGAGAAGTTAACATCGAAGTTCCGGATATTCCATTTGATGTTTTAAAATCATTTATTAAAAACACCGCCGACGAACATGTAAGGTTAGGACATTCTAAAGAAGAAGAAATATATTTTCAAAGAAACAATCGAAAATACCCTTGGGATAGAAGATTACTTGAGTACGACGGAAAACTGTTTCATAATTACAATCGCCTTGAGTATTTTGATAAAATTTATCAAATTATAGAAAGTCTTCCGATCAAAAACAATGATAATAACAGGCTGGTTCTAATGTTATTTCAAGAAACCCAACCAGAGTACGATTTTAATTTTCATTTTGATAAAGATAATCCAATGGGATTTCGAATCTGTTTCGGACTGGACACAGCTAAAACATTTTTAGAGCAGGCAAGGATTAAACCAGAATTTCAACAACATGCGTTGGAACTAAAAAAAATAGAAAATCACATGGTTGAAGATCAAATATACGCAATCAAGCCTATGAGAAAGAACACAGTATTCTGCCTAGATTCTCGATGGTACCCCCATCGAGTTCCTGTTGAAGGAAATAGGTCTAGAGTTGCAATAGTGGTGCGAGGTACATTAGAAAGTATAGATCATTTAAATTTTCTACAAAGGGTTGACGGATGAATGGATTTTTTGAATTAGATAACAATTTTGTTCTTCCAGAGGGATTCGATCTCTCTATATTCGAGTCTTTACCGATATATAAACATACTTACGGTAATAGTATGGAGGATAATCCTACATCGTTGTATTGGACCGAATATCAGCTAGATAGATCAAAATATGGTGCAATCTCATTTGTTAGAAAATTATATCTAGAACATCCAGGGCTGGCCAAGTATGTTACAGAGTATCTGACTTCTTTATTCTATATAATAAAGTTTGATTATCAACGAGTGGGGCTGTTAAAAACAAACGGATCTGTTCTACCACACTTCGACGAATCAAACAGGCAATGCTGTATTAATATCGGTATTAAAAATTCCGACATTGCTGTTACCAGAACATCATCGACTCGAGACGACAATCTTTTTGAGTCACAGGCTAAACCTTTTACCTGTAAAGATAATCATGCCTATCTATTAGACACATCGTGCATACACGACGTAATATCTTTAGATGATACTAAAAATAGATATTTGTTTACCTATGGATTTAATGTTCCGTACAAAGATATTTTATCCTGCTATAAAAGAAAAAGATGAAAACTTATCGTTTATTAGATCCAGATAAAGATCAAAAAATTTTTAGTCAAATTTTAAAACAGTTTCTGGCCTACGAAAAAACAACAAACAATCGAAACTATCTGTACGAACAGATGGAGAAAAAATGTCGGTTCTATCTACAGTCTTTTACTAGAGATAATTTAGAAAATTTTGCTGTTGCAGGCGAATTTACAGATAATAAAATAACCGGAGTTGCTGTAGGTTATACATTTCAGGTAGCATGGAATTCTCCAACAAAGCCCATGCCTACCTGGGTGCTCGGACTAACCTTTACAGAAGAAATGCTCAACGGTAACCCTAATAACAAATTGAATAAAATCACTGATATATTGAGCGAGCATTTTGAAAGTCTTCATTACAATTCATTTCATATAGCAATTAGAATATCTAATAGAATTACTAAGGAAAACTGGAGTCGGTATCAACGTAAATCTCTGTCTCCTTATTTCTCTGATAGATATAGTGTATATGTAGAAAAATTAATTACCTGTCAGGAAGATATAGATTCATTTAAATTTATTAATCTCAAAACATTAATAAATCCGATATATCACAGAAATCTTGCAATTTTGTTGTTAGTTCTTAACAACGAGTTGAGACATAAATAAGGTTAGGAGAAAATAAATGTTTTTAGTTATTACAAAATGGACACCTTTAGAGCAAGATGCTAGATATTTAAATTTCATTACCATGGCTGAAATCAGCAGAAGTAATAATCTAAAAGAAGACGGAACTCATTTTATTAATCCTTCTTATTATGATAAAGAAATATTCGATACCTGGATCGAATCAGTAACTAACTTTAGAGATTATCTAATAGCAGATACTAATTTTATCTATAACTTCTTAGAAAAAGAAGACTCTAATATTGTTTACACAGTTCAAGGATTCATGAACAAAGAACCTCATGATCGATTATCAACCTCTGATGTTTACATAACACATCAATCTAAACGAGAATCGCTAAATCAACTTTTAAAGATTCAAGCTGAGATAAAAAAAATTGAAGCCGATGTTCCTACCGATGTTCTATCTGATTACATAATGGTAGAAGCATTCTTCGATCACTACTAAATTATTTTAGGTAAGTTCTATTTAAAAGTGTATGATTTTGATCGGTCGGCCCCCAGTCGCCGTCTGGGTGGAACGAAATTACACTTAATTGATTGCCTTCAGTGACAAACCTGTGTACTTCTTGTTCTTCCATACAGAACACACACCCAGGAGTTAGGTCATATCTATTTTCTTTAGATTCAGCATAGCCTTTTCCTCTAAAAATAATACCTAATCTAAAACTAGGATGTGTATGAAAATCCTGTACAATTCCTGGTGGAAAATGCAAAAGACTCATGCTAGGATCACCCATTCTTGGCGGATAAACTAGTAGACTATCAGAGCAGTTATTGATATAGCAAAGACGCCCTTGTTTTTCTACAGGGCCGCCAAATACATTTTGACCATTAAAACCGTATCGTGTTATCACAACGGCTGTACCATTAACTTTTATTTTAGATGCATACATGAAATTAAAAGAAAAGAACTCGTGTTCTTTCATAATTTTATTTTCATTAATTTCTACAGTTCCGTTTAGCACAAATCCATAGACCGTGGAATATTGTTTAACTACAAATTCACCATCAGTTATTTTTTCTAACTGACAGGGATACATAAAATCTGTTCTATCTAATTTAAAATTTTGTTCGTTAGAAATAATCATTATTTTAATTTCCTACTTTTTCTTTCCACTGATTAATTTTTTCCATATCTTCTTTATACTTAACGCTATCTGTATTATGAACTATAATGCTACCCATTGTTGTTCTTACACTTCTTGAAACAGGAACAATTCCTGGGAACATTCGATCAGCTACCGCAATAAAATAAACCGACTCTAGTAATTGTATATCTTCGATAGGCAAATAATCCATGTATTTTTCTTGTCTATTGTTTATAGAAACTTTATTAAATTCACCTATCTTTTTGTAGGCAATACCTTTATAAACAGGTTGCACAAGATTCAAATAACTTTTTAGAGTTTCTGACACCCAATTGATACCGGTGGATAATTGAATAGGAGTCATTAACCCATGACCTTGAGATCTAAAATTAATTTCAATTAAATGAGGAACACCGTTCTCTATTTTTATTTGAGACCAAGTTACACCTATTTTAACACCTAGTGCAGTGAGAATAGGTTTTATATAATCAAATAAAACTTGTACTACAGGATCCGTATGAGAAATTAATTCATTTTCTTCTCTCCACGGATTCAAGTCAACCATGTGATCACCTTTATAGATACTGGCCATAGTACATTTATGATCTCCGTCATTGGTGCATACTTCGATACAATATTCAGGACCATCGATATAATCTTGAATCATAAATTTATCTTTAAACTTTGTTAAGTTTAATTGTGCTATGTTATCTGTAATAAAAGTATTATCATTGCCTTGCCCGTCTATTGGTTTTACAACGTATTTTTTTGTTGGATCAAACTCTGACAGGTTATCGTGTGTTACCAATGCCTGCGAAGTATGAATTAATCCCCGGTCTTTCAAATAATTAAAATAAGAAAATTTATCTATTCTATATTGATGCAAAGAGGGATCATTTGATTTTTTAGGATGATAATGCATTTGCAGTTTGTCTGCAAGTGGAAACCCTGTATCGCTACCGACTAGTACGCATCTCGGTTTTTGATTTCCAATTTCTGCAATAGTTTCGTCGAAGTCGTTAGAAAAAATTTCTTCATCGACAAGATTATTGGCGTCGGTGTTTAATTCTCTAGCAGCTTCTGAAGTCCATAAAGCAATGAGTTTGCTATGGTTTACTCTTTTTTTAATTGTAGTTATGTAACTATAACCTGTATATCTAACAGGATCAACGATTATAATTGGGTCAGCCATTTTGTTATACTTTCCCCTAATGGAACACGTATTGTTCCGTCGGGCCTTTTATAAAAATTAAATTTAGTATTTTCTGTAATCGCTAACAAAGCACTGTCAGCTGGATCGAGTTCGTATTCTGGAAAAACTCTACAATACTTATTTTGCACTGTTTTGAGAGATTCAGCAAGAGTTATGATAGGTATTTCTTCACACACTTTTGCGGCAGTTCTGAATCCAATAGTTCCTACGTAGTTAAAAATCTTTTGTATACCTTCGAGTGTCGGAATTTTGTTTTTAGATAACATTAGACCTAATCTCATTTCTGGTATTCCGAGATTTTTACTAAAACCTAACAATAAGATTTCAGTATTTGTCGGAAGTTCTGCTTTTATTGTAGATGTTCCTATATAAGCACCGTCCAATATATGCATTCGACTATCCCAGATAACTGAATCCATTGATCCATTTCTTGCACTAGGCAAAGAAGAGTAACTGATATCACAGGGCACGGGTTCTTGAACTTCTTGAGCAACTCCTAAAGTTTTAAGCCAGAAATAGTCCCCCAGCAGCATTTTAATATCTTTACTTTTATAGTGTATTGAAAGGTATTCAAGGCCTTGTGTAATTCCATTATTCAAAAAATACATATAAGGAAATGCCTCAAGATTCACTAAAGGTGAATACCACTGCCTAAAAACATCTTCTAGATACTTTAAATCAGCTGTTTCGTACCTGTGATGTCTTTTTATTGATTCCATCACGTTGGGCAATCTAATAGGAGTTACCTTAGCAAAGGGGAGATATTTAGATTGATCAATGAACATTTGATTTTTTTGACAATGCCCTAGCAATAATTCCCTCAATATCTAATTCCCACCAACGTTCGCGGTTGTCTAGTTTGCGAGGAAAAGCATGATGATTGTTGTGCCACCCGAATCCACAGGTTATATAACCAAAAAGTATATTATTTTGACCTTGATCCCGAGTTTCAAAATTTTTATAACTAAACGGAACATTGATATGACTTAAACTACTGACTGCATTTACCCGCATGTGCTCAATGAACACAGGAATAATAAACAGACTGATCAATAGATTGATATCAATAACAGCTAGTAAAATTACCGTGGTATAAACGATCTTGGTAAACTGTTTGCTAAAAAACATTAAAACTTTATCTTTTAATAACATCCGAATTGGAGGGCATCGAAGATCAATTTTTTTAAGAACACTTTGTCGCATTCGCCACCATAAAAAACTTTCCCAGAATCCATAGATCTTAGGGCTGCTAGGATCGTCTTCTGTGTCTGCAACAGTATGATGATATTGATGTTGACTGGCCCAAAACAATACAGGTGCATAAGCGGCCAGTGTACCTAAAAAAGCAATAACGTATTCTACCGGTTTCCATGTAGAAAATTGCCTATGGCTAAACAGTCGATGGTAGCCTACACCTGTTCCAACCGGACCGATTAAAAACCAAGCAATAAAAACTACCCACCAATTAACAGTATAGAGACCTAACCCCAATGCAACAAAGGCAGCAACTGTCAATATCTGTAGTGGGATCCATATTTTATAAAAGTACCAATTCATGTTTTTTCTTTAATTAATTTCAAAAATATCAACAGCCTTTTAATAAATCTCCAAGGATCGTTTAAATTTGAGATCTTAGGATCACTGTGATGATTTCTATGCAACGTAGATAAGCAGAGCCATGCTAATACATAATTGTTTTTAGCAGATTTAGAATACGGACTATGTGCGAATGCATTAGTTATCATTTCTAAACTGAATCCCAAAACCATTGTATAGATCAATGCAGAAAACATTGATCGATCAATTGCAAATACAAGAACAAGTGTTAACCATATAATTTTTATTTGATGTTGAGCTAAAAAATTTAGGTAAGAATTATTAACTATATCTCTAACACCAAATAACGGCAGCGAAACATCTTTAAACATCCATCCGATTAAACTATGAATTCTTCCATGTACAGGGCTATGAAGATCTTTGTCAGTGTCACTATGGGCATGATGCCAACGATGTGTTTTCACATAGTTGATAGGATCTCCGACCATTACAAATAGACCAAGAAGAGCTGTTATTTTTTCAAAAAGAGGGGTTGTAATAAACTGTCTGTGGCTCCAGTACAAATGATAGAAATTTCCCGAAACCCAATATATACAAAAGAAAAATACAAAAAAATATGCCAGCGTGGAATAAGTGATAAAATTTGTAAAGGGAAGTAATAATGAGATTAGTATTACTGGAACATTTACCAATAAGATATATCTAGAGAGGGCAGTCATTCTGTCTTTATAAAAAAATGTTTGATCATAAAGGCAGGAGGATCAAATTCCCACCAATTCTCACCTTGCCACCAGCGTCCGGGATTCGCATGATGATTATTATGCCATCCTTCTCCTAGACTTAAAATAGATGCAAGCCAATTATTATGGCTCTGATCGTTAACGCTATAATTTCGATACCCCCAATAATGAGGTATGACTCCTATAGCCGATGCACCATGAAAACAGCCTACAGCTGGTAAACAGTAGGCAAAGGCTGCTAGTCTAATATCAATTGCAGCCAATAAAATCAGTGTTACAAAATTGATAGCAAAATAATGATTATGAATAAATCTCATTGTGTCATCTTTAACAAACGGAACAAAGAATCTTTTAGGAATAGATTTATGTGGCCACATGGTGAACCAAGTTTTTAAAATTCCGTATTGTCGAGGATTATGAGGATCTTTGTCAGTATCGCTGTGTGTATGATGCATACGATGTATAGAGCACCACATTGCAGGACTACCTAACCCTGTAAAAACACTAGACCATAGTAAGATCTTTTCTTTAAACGGCGTTGTCTTAAATGCACGATGAGAAAAATATCTGTGGAGTGCCACATTTACACCGACAATGCCAGTCCATAGAAAACATAACGCCCCTAAAAGAAACCACCAATAGGATTCCGATGTTACCGCTAGGTAGATGCCCAATAGACCTACTAAATGATTAGAAACATGAAGGAATTTAAATTTTGCGGTAGTATTCATACTCGTATTTAATGTCTAAATAATTGGGATGTAGAAAAAGGCCTTTCGGCCTTTTGAATTAGTGTATTAACTAATTTAGAATGCATCCCAATGATATGCACGTTCACGAATTTTTTGAAGGACGCAACGATCGCCGTCCTCATTCATGAAAACAAACTTACCATTTTGAGCATCAACCTGTTTAAGGTCGGCACCTACAAAACGAGCACTTTCCCAATCAAAATCTCGAGATACGGCTCCGTCAGTAGAAGAAAGAACAGCATCATCGTCCATGTTGAACACCTTATAATCAATGCTAACATTTTGAGTTAACGGATTACCACACCACTCAGTATCGGCATCCTTTTCAGGAACATCAATGCCTTTGACCTGCAGGTTAACCTTATAACGAACTTCGCCAGCAAATTCAGGACGAGCATTTAGCATCTTCATAACTTCCTGCGGAGTCTCGTCGTAGCGATTCATTTCTTCAACCATGGCTTTGAGCATGTCAAAGTTGAACTGGTCGAAAAGAGTGGCAATACGGCAAATGGTATGGATGTGCTCAGTGGCATCTAGATTATCCATGCAGTATTCGACAATGAAGTCGTTTTCTAGGCCTTTGTAGTCCATCATGTAGTAGATACGGCCCGGACGGTTACGCATGTGTTCATTGACACGCCACTTGTCATTACAGGTCAGAATGAACAGCTTCTTGCTAGGATAAACACCGTCAAGCAGAGTCAGCATCTTTTCCTGATCTTCACGATCGTAGACCTTTTCAAACTCGTCGAAAAGGATTACAGTAGGCTGTTCGATCATTTGAATGAAGGCATTAAACTCTTCACCAGACCATGGTTGATTAATTACAATAGTGGGAATACCTAGTTTAGCACTTTCAATACTCAGCATCTTGGCTAGCAGAGTCTTACCACTACCTTTTTCGCCAGTGAGTAGTACACCGGTGCTGGCAGTACGATCTTCAAACGTGCTCAAAATACGCTGAGCTCGCTTACGAGTATCACCGTAGATCTTGCCTTTGATTTCAAAACTATCAATTTGTTCTAGGTAAAAACAACCTGCCATTTTGTCAAACTTGACAGTATAGTTACCTGGAGGCAGAGTTTCATGGAGATCCATGCTCTCCTTGGTAGTAACATTAAAACGTGTGCCAGATTTAAGAAAATAAGTCATTTCTTGCTTTCTAAAAATATTGTTGCTGTATCGATATTGTACAACAATTATTTCCAGTCGTCAAGAGTTTTTTTATGATCTTCCGGCGTCCATAATCTTGCAAACTTCAATACATTAGGATACTCGCCGTCAATTGGACAGATTACTGCACATGACTTCTTTCCGCCCAATGTATTATTTTCATGACCGAGATGAACATTAGGCAATACTGCAATTTTATCAAACTCTCTTTGATTAACACGAAGTACACATTTTTTAAATGATTCGGTTAACCATTTTTGATAGGATGGGTCGTCTTGAAACTTTAGATGTGCAGACAACATGCTGTGAGCTACAAGGGTAGGTGTCATATAATCTGGAAACTCGTCAAGTACTGCAATATACAACTTCATGCTTATCTCCGAAAAAATAGAATAGATTAAATCTCTTGTCGGTTAACTGAATTCTACCAATGTAACACTGCCGCCCTTGGCTGACACTTTAGTAGCAAAGTCTTCAATCATTGCTAAAATTCTTTGTTTATCGCCGCCAGCAAGCCCCATTCCAATATAAGGAAGTCCAATTTTCATGTTAGGACCTGCATCCTTGGCAAACGCATCTAGAATTTTTTGAAATGCTTCATATTCAAAAACGTCTTCGCCTGCTTGAGAGACTGAATATTGTGTGTATGCATTGACAATAACAAATCCGCCATGATCATTGGCAATACCTGCCAGGCTTACAGTTCCGAGCTTTTTTCGATCACCTGACTCAGTCATTGCGTCTGCCATGGCGGCCTCAGGAAAACGTTCTCGAATTGAACGTGCAAGACCGGCTCCCATTGTGTTAAAACAATTACATCCGTGAATAATAATATTAAATTTACCCTGAAAGGCCAGTTCTAATAAATCGCCTTTTACATGCTTTAATGCGGTATTAATTTTGTTCATTACATTAAATTAACTAGACGTTTTGCAGTAGCCGGACTCAGTGTCCAACCTAGATGTCCGTGTCCGGTATGATAAAATACCTTGGGATTATTTCCTTGTTTGACTATGGGCAACATATTAGGTGTCATAGGACGTAGGCAAGCCCAGCTTGTATAATCTTTAGTAGAGATTGAAGGAAAATGAGTTTCTACCCATTTGATCAACGGCTCAATTCGATCTCTTCGAATGTCATAGTTTTCGCCTGCAAGTTCAGCAGTACCGGCAACTCTAAAACGGGTTCCCAGTGTACTAGTAACTATTTTTGCTTGATCATCGAGTAGACTTACCTTGGGCATGGCTTCGTAAGATTTTACATCGTTGGCAGAAATAGTAATGCTGTAACCTTTAACTGGGTAAATCGGCAAACGATCATTGAATTTTTTAGCCAGCTTTACACTACCGACTCCTGCCGCAACAACTACTCGATCGGCCCAATCTAGAACTAGATCTATTTCAGGTTCTTCATCATAGAAGAATTCTACTCTGTATTTGTTTTTTAAGATACGGGCTAATTCTACACAAAATTTATGAATATCTCCAGTCCAGTCGCTGGGCGTCCAGGCACCCCCAATGATACCAAGGTTATTTCTTAGCTTGGGTTCAATCTTTAAAACTTCTTCGGGACCGAGTAACTGCCATTCGCAGCCATGGCCTTCGTACATTTCTCTAGATTGAACAGCATTTTGAAAATACTGTTTGTCTTTATAGAAATGTAGAATACCGCAATAGCTTTGATCAAATTCTAGGCCTTCCTCTTTTATAATATCAAAGTACAGTTTACGTGCTTCGATACCTAGACGAATGGTCTCTACAGTATTTCTTACTTGATCGTTTAGAGCAGTATGGTATAAAAACTTTGTTAACCATAAAGCCTTGTCCCAATCAAGGCTTGGACGTATCAGCAAAGGAGCATCTTTCTTGAACATCCACTTAACACCTTTAATGATGTTACTCCATGAATTCCAAGTTTCCGAATTGCTAACGCTTACCTGTCCACCATTAGCATAACTAGTTCTCATAGCAGGATATCGTTCCTGCTCATAAACACGAACTTGATAACCCTGCTTTGCTAGATAGTATGCGGGCAGAATACCCGCAATACCGGCACCGATAATAGCTATTTTCATATTAGCTATTTAAAACTTTAGCAACACTGGTTATCACTGCGGCAATACGTCCAATGTCACGAAGTTGTTCTACTGTGTAGCCTTCCTTCTTGAGTGTGTCATAGTGTGCCTTTACGCAGAAATGGCACTTGCCAACGATACTTGCGGCAAGACTGTAGGCTTCGAATCGAGCCTTGGTAGTACCACCGTGTGTGGCAATGGCGTTCATACGCAATTGAGCAGGTAAACCTTTTAGGCTTTCATCTTCAGCCATTTCAACATAGGGATACCACACGTTGTTCTGTGCCATAATACTTGCGGCACACATAGCGGCATCGCGTTCCTTAACGTTGTCCTGTGTGTCTGTTTTAATGTTCAGGTCTGTGTTTGCTAGGACCCAGGCAAGCAATTTACCGTTGCCAGTTGCTACAAGGGCGGCCAAGGCGCAGGCTTCTGCTTCTACAGGATCTAGTGTCGAACGCTTGATGACCGCATCAAGATTCAACTTTGTGTCTTTGGCATATTCAGGTAATGCCTCTTTAACCATATCTACCCACTGTGTCATTTTGTCTGTTCTCCAATAATTTTATAACCTCGACCTGTTGGATGGATGCCGTCGGCACTCATGTGATCTTTAGGTCTTGAAATAATAACATCTCCGTATTCTTTTGCGATGCGAACCATTGCATCATGAGGTACAGGTTTTCGATCTTGGCCTGGATCAATCCAGAAAACTCTATCCCCTTTTATTGCTTCACGCATCTTTCTTAGTTCTTGTTCAGTTTTAACACCTTTATGATCATTAGCACCTAGACTAATAATTACTGTCTTGGCAGGCTTAGAGCCGGCAACAGACAGATAATCCCTGTTCCATTGCCAACTATTCCACCCACCTCGGCTATAACTAACACATTCCGGTCTATACATTGCTGTACCTACCGCAATGCTATCGCCTATGATTAAACAATCAAGCACGGTAGCCTTTCGAAGTTAAAACAATTTTGCAAATATGTTCTAATCGTTCAATGTGTTCGAAAGCACGCCAAGGACTGGTATCTACTGCGACCACGCCGTGACGATCGATACCTACAACATGATTTTCTAAACTTCCATCTGTGGTCAAACCTAGAGCAGGAATCGTTGCATCAGCTAGCGCCTGACTAATAGGTGGAACATCTGGAACATTCGGCCCTACTTTAGTATAACGGCTAAGTTCAGGAAAATCTTTGACTAGATCATTTAACTGAATTCCGGCATACATAGCAGCCACAGTATATGTAGGATGGAAATGCAATACTACACGCACTTCTGTATCGATCTTCTTTTGAAGCCCATAATGAAGCGGCATTTCTCCGCTTGGTTTAAGACTTCTACTAATATCTGTATACTCTACATCTTCCCAGATATCTGTCAAGAAAGGAGGTACAGCATCCATTACTGTGGAAAACTTAATCCTCTTAAACATTTCTGGCTGAAGATATTGTTTCCTAATACCGCTAGGAGTAATGTACATATGAGTTCGATCGTGCCAACGGATACTGGCATTGCCATCACGGGCAGTAATCCAGTTCCGCTTATAGGCCTCTTGAAATAATTCACTAATAGTTTCAAGCATAGCTTAAAAATGCCTCTTTAACAAATGGTTCATTGACCATCATTTTAATAGCCACTACAACTAGAACAGCAGCACCAACCCAGATAGTTTTAGGCCAGCGTTCCATAATTTTAGCTACCACAGTACTGCCGAAAAGAATGATAGGAACACTAAGAAGTAGACCGAATATGATCAACCACCAGTTACCACCTGCGGCACCGGCAATGGCTAGTGCATTGTCTAAGCCCATTACTGCATCGGCCCAGACAATGGTTCCCATAGCACCCCAGAAGCTGGCAGCAGCCGTTACTTCTTTATGATCTTCTTTCGGAGCGATCAATGTATAAGCAATATACAAAAGTGCTATACCGCCAACTAGTCTTAGGCCCGGAATCATCAACAAGTATGTCAATGCTGCCACGCAGGCAAATCTTACTGCTACAGCACCGAATGTACCCCAGACCAATGCTTTCTTTCTTAGTTCAGGGGGAAGATTACGGCTGGCCATGGCAATGACCAATGCGTTTTCTCCACCAAGTACGACATCAATTAATACAATAGCCAATAGGGCCCAGACTAGTTCTAGCATTATAGAGTTTCTCCGCCGATAGTACGGTTACATGCACAGAGTTCGCCGGTCTGTAGCGCATCGAGAACACGAAGTGTTTCTTCGGGGCTACGACCAACATTTAAGTTGTTGACAGTAACGTGCTGGATTTCATTGTTGGGATCAATAATAAATGTTGCACGAAGTGCGGCACCTGCTGGCGCATAGAATACACCAAGCTGTTCGATTAGACTCAACTCGCCGCGCTGTGTATCAGCAAATTGAACGTGTGTAATTTTTGCAAGATCAGGATGTGCTTTTTGCCAAGCTAGTTTGCAGAACTCATTGTCTGTGCTACCAGTTAGCAATACTGCATCACGGTCTTTGAAATCGCCTGCAAGTTTATCATAGGCTACGATTTCTGTTGGGCATACGAATGTAAAATCTTTAGGATAGTAAACGATTACTTTCCACTTACCTTCGAATGATTTTTCTGTGATTGTAAAGAAATCGTCTTTACCTGGGTTGACGCCTGTAATGGCAAAAGGTGCGAGTTTATCACCAACTGTTTTCATTTGTGTTTCTCCTTATGTGTGTAAAATGAAATACTAACGTTTAAGTATAATTTTATTTACAATTAAAGTCAACTATTAAAACTGGTTTTTTCATTGTATTTTTTAATGACTATTATAGTTAAAAGCAAACTTAGACAGTCATTAAAAAACCCCTTTTCAGGGGTTTAATAAAATATCTCTTTCAAGACATTATTGACAACTGCCGTTAACCAATGTCTTTCCTGCAGGACAGGTTAAGTTGTTATTGGTTGTATTGTTATTGGTAGTAGTTGTAGTTGTCACATTCGGTTGCAGGTCTTTTAACTGATTGGTCAATGTTTGAATGCTGGTATTGGCAGCATTGCTGACATTAGTCATTGCAGTATTTGAACTAGCATTAATAGCTGTTGCCGCTGTTAGGCCAGCATTGGATACGTTAGTTACCGCAGTCAATCCATTAGCACCTGTGGTTACTATTGCATTCATGCCAGTCTTAGCAACATCTGTTGTAGCATTCAGCCCATTTGCTGCCGTAGTGGTAACCGCAGTTAAGCCACTATTAGCAATGTTATTGGCTGTGGTCAATCCGCTGTTAGCAACGGTTGTCACCGCAGTTAGACCAGCATTAGCAATGGCTGTGTTAGAGGTTGCCATGTTGTTGTTCATTGAAGCAAATGTATTGTTAGTACTAGTTGCAATAGCTGCCTGATTATTACTTTGTGTAATAGCTACCTGTCTATTGGCATTAATACCATAGATGTTTGTTAAACTAGGTAATAGAACCGAAGTCCATTGTAATGCAGTATCTCCGAATGTTTTTGGAGGTAATACCTGTTGAGGGGGTTTAACTCCCTGGCCACCACCGCCCATATTGAGGGAAATGACCGCTGCGACTTTACTAGCAGAGTCGCCTGACTTAGCAATTTCTGCCAAGGCCGCATATCTAGCTGTTTCTGCCATTGCGTTGGCATGTGCTATTTTTTGCTGAGTTTCAGCGTATAGTTGATAATCTTTGCTTGTAGCACAGCCTGTTAGGGCAAGAGCCGCAAGTGCAATAAGGGCGAGTTTTTTCATAGCTCAAACATCCTTTTTAAGGTCAGGTAATATAGGGCTATTACCTGACTTTATTTAGTATAAAGATCTTTAACTTAGAAATCAATATGAATTATGCATAGATTTCCAGCGAAGTACCGCATTCAGAGCAGAATTTGGCGTGAGCTCGATTCTGCTTACCACAGGTAACACATTTTGGTTTATGTTGTACAGTAACAGCTTTTTGAACAGGTTTGTTATGTCCAAGATCGCCAACAATGCGTAGAACAATGTTGTGAACTGTAGGATCAAGTGCTCCGACTGTAGTATGCTGGAACTTCTGTTCGCTCTTGCTACCCGGAACAGTAATACCAGTTTCGTTAGCACACCAATCCATTGTAGCCATACCGTCGTGAACATCTACGGATGTAGCACTAATATTCATAGACTTCAGCGTAGAATTAATAGCAGTAGATGCCATAGCTCTGGTATTTTCTCCAGCACTATAGTCTACACCACGTAAGGCTCCGTTTACATTGAAACTTCCCCGAACACCTGGGGGGTAATGTGGGAAACTTCCCGCAATGTTGCTGACATTAATAACAGGACGAGGAATTTCAAACTGATAGTCTACACGAATCAATCCATCTTCTTCTTTGATGCCACGAGGTCCATTTTCAATGGCGGCAGTACGTTCAATAAACTTAAAACGATTGCCTTCGGAGAGATTGCCGTTTTTAATCCAACGCTCTAAGTCAACACTCTGACCCGGGTCTATGACCAATCCGCCAGGAACAGCATTCTCTCCGTCGACAAATACATTGACAATGGCTCGAACTGTATTGAGGTTTTTTAATAGGATACTATATTCGCTGGCAAATGGAATATAGACTGTGTCTTTGAATTCACGGAGAATTTTGCCTTTTACTTTAATGGAGGCGACCAATTTTTGATTGTACATCATTTTTCTTCCTTTTACGGTACACACTCTAAGTACCTGTTAATTAAAGAGTGTTGGGTTGTAGGACCGTCCTACAAATTTATTTATTCACTGGTATAATCTATCTCTTCTATAAACGGTTCTTCGCCGGGGAAGTAGTGTACATCATAATGTCTATTACCAATGACATATTCTGCACACCAACTATGTTGATTATTTGTTTCACATATAGGTTCCATTATCTTAAACATCAACATAAGATTGTCGTATTCTTTACCTTCGATTTTTCGACGTAGAGGACCCATTACTTTTCTTATCAACTTTTTTGCCTGCTCTGGGCTGAGGTTTTTTGATCGCAGTGTCATCGAGGTCCTTTAATCGTTTTAAGTCTTTTTGTTTAACAAAAATAATATTGTGTATTTTATCATTGTACACTATAGGAAGATCTAGGAATACACTTACACGCGGCCCTTCAATTTCTGAGACCATATTATCAACACCAACGGTACCAATAAATGGTATTTTGTTCCAGCGACCGAAAACACGATCACCGATATCCCATACTGGTTGAGGTCTATGCTTGGCAAAATATTCAGCTAGGCTGGTCATTTTATTCTCTACTTTCCCAGTTATTTGTTATAGGATCCCAATGACGATTGTCATAGAGGGTAAAGGCAAGACTGTAACCTAACAGCCCTAGTTTAAAGTTTGCTCCGGCATGATCACGTTGACTAGTAACTTCGAAGTCGATTTGAAATAATTCAGCACTCTTCATAATCTGAATTTCCCAGAATTTATTTTTGATAGGAGTAGATCCTGTCCAACATTTAATGTTTTCGAATCGATTCCGCCAATACGGATTTTGAATGCTGATATTAAAAAATATCATAGCCAACGATTTCCTTTTGCCAAATTCTCTCGAATTTTCTTCCTACATTCCTCTCTGACATCCGGTGGAAAATCAGGATGTATTTCTGCTAGGGTACAATCGTATACTTTGATTTGTTCATCGGGCATAGGGATCATAGACAGAAAAAGTACCCATAACAAACATGCCGTTAAAAACCCTAAAAGAAATTTCATTTTTCTCTAATTTTCATTTTAGCATAAATGTTTTGAACGCCCACCGACTGGCGGATAGCATCTTGCAAGGCGTCATGCTTACTGCCCTGAGGCATATCAGGATCATAGCCTAGATCGAATAGTGTTCGAGTATCACGCAACTGCCAATAATTCCAAGGAAGGGGCTTCTTGAGTTGACTGTAAATGTCTTGAATAATCATTAAGTCAAAGGTAGCGCCATGGCTCCAGAAGCAATCACAGCCCCAGGCAAACTTATGAAATTGATCCATAGCATCTACCAAACTGATTCGATCATCTGGACTAAATGCTTCTTCCATAATTTTAGGATCTTGCTTGGCCCACCAATCTAGTGTATTGGGATCAATTTCTCGACCTAGAGCGTCTTGATCGTCTAGGCTGATCTTAAAATAGATCTTATCTCCGTAACCATTACCCCAGGGATTGAAATGAACTGCACCTAATGAGAGGACCACAGCTCTAGGGGAGACTGCCATAGTCTCCATGTCTATCATAAGATGTCGTGGCATTAGTTAAGAATCCTTTTAGGTCCAGTCGGTCCGCTGTCAATCTGAGTCAACTGTGTTAACAGTTTTTCTGCAAATTCGGGATCTTCTTCAAGAAGGGTGTCTATATCAATAGGTGTTGATTTTTCAAGAAATTCGCCGCTGTCAAATGCAGATTGTATTTCTGCGATAAGTTCGTCGAGTTCTTCTTGAGAACCATCAAAGTTATCAAAACACCCGGGTGCAAATTCGATTTTAAGTTTCTTATTCATGCTTCAAGTATAGCATGAACAAAAAATTAAGTCAATACATTTTTTTAGGTAATTCTTGCTCGCGTAGCTTTTTCAACCATCGAGCCTTGGCAGCTCCGGCTTTGCGTTTACGAACAGTGGTTGGTTTTTCGTAGAACATTTTTTTACGTACAGTTTCTAGTACGCCCGAATCGTCTACTTTTTGTTTGAGTTTTTTAAGTGCGGTGTTTAGGGGCATTTCCCCTACAATAACTTTATTTCCCGAAACTCCAGGTTTATTGTTTTTGCTCATTTTTCTTCTTATCAAAAATCATTATTGCTGGTCGACCATCGATTGTGTCTTTACTTATCCTAATAGTCTTCAAACCGCGTTCTACTAAATTTACCGCATCGAATTGATAAGGAAGTAAAGTTTTTTCTAGAATGTTCTTTAGACCACGTGCATTGGTTTTTAACTCTTTTGCACGTCTAGAAATTTCTAGCAGACTTTCGTCATCAAAAATTAATTCTATTCCGTCCAACTCAAACATATACTGATACTGCTTGATCAAACTGTTTTTAGGGGTTTTCAAAACTAGGACTAATTCTTCTAGACTAAGTTCATTAACATTGATGTGTAATCCAAATCTGCCAACAAATTCAGGAATAAGGCCATATCGAATTAGATCTTTAGTAGTTACTTCATTGTAGTAATTTGATGTGTCTGAATGCGAAGTTACTGTAGCCGAAAACCCAATTCCCTTGCCTGCACTACGTTCTTGAACAATCTTGTCTAACCCTACGAAAGCTCCGCCACAGATAAAAAGTATGCCCCTAGTATCAATTTCGTTCATTTCGGAACCGGGGTGCTTTCTTTTACCTGAGTTAGGAATCCGAGCAATGGTTCCTTCGATCATTTTCAATAGAGCCTGTTGCACTCCTTCACCGCTGACATCTCGAGTAATACTAACATTTTCGCTCTTTTTAGAAATTTTATCAATTTCATCGATGTAAACAATTCCTCTACTGGCTTTATCAATATCTCCGTCGGCTTCGTTAAGTAATCGGACAAGGATGCTTTCTACATCATCGCCTACATAACCGGCTTCTGTGATACCTGTAGCATCACAGATGGCAAATGGCAGATCTAAATATTCTGCAATTTTTCTTGCCATCATTGTTTTACCGCAGCCAGTTGGGCCTAGAAGAAGAACATTGGTCTTTTCTAATTCAATTTCTTTGCTAGGATTATAGATACGTTTGTAGTGTTGGCTGACCGCGACACTGAGGGCAATTTTTGCTTCGTCTTGTCCGATTACATAATCGTCTAGATACTCTTTAATTTTTACAGGATTCAGTAGCTTATCTTCTTTAACTACTGTTTTGACTTTTTCGTCTTTGAGGATGTCGATACAAAGATCAACACAATCATTACAAATGGCTGCGTGTTCGCCTACAATTAGTTTTTCAACGTCCTCTTTGCTTTTCCCGCAAAAATCACATTCATGTTTAGTTTCTGTTCTCGACATTAAATACCCGCTCTAAAAAATTCTCAATATTAGTTATACGATTTTGATTAACATATTGACAGATTGCGGCTGTATTCTCGTCAGAAGTTTTGTAATAAACTTTCTTCTTACCTAGTAAGTAACCACCGAGAAGAGTAGTAGTGTTATTTAGGTCATCTAAATTGATAAAAACTCCATCGCATCTACCTATTGCGTGGAACAACCAATTGAGGTCAATTCCATAATCGTAAACATAGATATTAACATTTTCATTAATGCTAGAATTGGCAAACCATTTACTTACAAGTTCTTGGTCGCTGTCGTTAAGATGCACAAACAAGATACTTGTAGATTCATTTTCAAAAATATCCGGAGGTGTAATTAAAGTAATTTTTCCCTGCATATTAAACTCTTGATTTGACCGCAGCCAGTAATGCAACAGGAATTTCTTCCGGTCTGATCTGTTTGTTTCTTAACATACCTGCGTATAAATTAATCTTTTCTTCTAATTTTTCTTGACTGATGTTTAGATATTCTTCTTGACTAATATTTTCCACAGTCTTAGACCAACGGTCACTTTCTTTTTGTTCTTCATTTTGAATAAACAATGGTTCGTCTGTGACAGTGGCTGTGCTGACTACATCAGATTCCTTCTCAGGGCTGTCGCCCTCCGTGGATTCTTCTTTCTTGGCCACAAGAGGGGAAACAAACATCCAACCTGCAGGATATTGAAATCCTTGATTAAGGTAAGGATGTGTATCCGGATGATGCGGCGCTGGTTCAATCGTTTGTGTAGATGTTGTGACAGTGGTCATAGAATTGACTATGTCAACATTCCTACCTGATGGGCTGTCACCCTCCGCAATTTCAGCAAGTTCTTCTTTTGTTGGTTTTTCTCCAACATCAGCTACCCAAGGATCCGGTTTGATCCCCATTATTTCTTCTGGTGTTTTATCAGTACTATTGAGCTCATCTGCAAATACATCATTAAGTGCATCTGCGGCTTCTTCTAGATGGCGTTCAAAATTCCAATTATCTCTATCTCTAAAATTCTGGAAACTAATCTGGCTGGCTAACAGCAGAATTACAGCCAGTGGGTCAAACACAATGATAAGAATAATAATTACCCAAGTAACTGCTTTTTCTAAAATAGTTTTGTCAGTTTCACCATAGACAAAGGCTGCAATATATTTTATTGGTCCTACTTCTGCCTCGACTTGGCGGACTTCTGCGGCAATTGGGGCTCTTTCTTCGTTGAGTTTACTAATATTATTCTGTGCGTTGACAATATCGCGTTGAAGGGCGGCTCGCTCACGTTGTTGGGCTCGACGGATTTGACTGGCTTTATCGGCTCCTCGTTCATCGGTACTGCGCCCCATGACTTGATCGACAGCTTCATCAAGCTGTTTAAGAGCTTTTCTAGCAACATCGATATTCTCCTTTTCTGTTTTGATCTTTTCATCATAGATCGCAAGTTTAGCCAGAGCATCACCACTGACTAGACTTTGATCACTGTGTGCTTTACTTAGGAAACCGAATATTCCTAACGAAGTAACCAGCATCAATACTGCAATAGCAGAAAGTAAGTAGATCCGCAAGGACCAAGGTGCTATATTCCAATTTTGTTTAAGCCATACTGTGGCTGTTATTTTTCCAAGACCTAACACTATTCCCATAATAATAACAGGAATAACAGCGGCAGAAAAGATTGCAGTGAATCCTACAATACTGTAGTACTCAGCAACAACAGAAATTAGCAGTCCGCTGATTAGTGCAAGATAAGCAATGAAACGTTCATGAAAATTTATTGGCATAGAGAATTATTTATCGGCGCATACTGGAGATTTCTTTCGCTTCGTTGTCGGAAAAAATCGGAACAGCATTGCTTTTATGCATAGTACCAATACCAAGAATTTTAGTACCAGTGTAAACTTTAGGTGCGGCCTTAAGAGCAGGACTCATATCTAGGCCGCCGTTGAGACTAGGGAGTCGAGGACCGGTGTCTCTAGTGTGCGGTTTGATTGTAGTTGAATATACCGGAGCAGATAGCGCTCTTTGTTTTTTGCGAGACTCTTGTTCAACATTGTGCTTTGCTAATAGCTCTTTCCAAGAAGTATCGAGCTCACGGGCCTTGCGAGCTTCTTCGGCGTTACGAAATTTCTGTTTGCCCTTTTTCTTACCATTAAGGCTTAGAGCAGGGTGATGTAGATGCATTGTCATCAGTATCTCTCTTTAGTAGTTCAAAACAAAAATAGTCATCGCAGAGACTGCCCGGATCTTCCGATCTCTTATGCCTGCGACACCATCCATTGCCGGTATATCGACCTTGGTCATCGCCGTTAAATTGATAAAAGGCACAGAAGTCACAGCATAGAGCGCGAGGTTCGCACTTCGGGCAAAGTTTCATTATGCGGTTACTGGAAAATCTACAGGATTATCAGTGTTAGTATAATGAGGAGGAATCAATGAATGAACTGGTTCAAAAGTTTTTTGCACCTTGCTAGGGATGCCAGTAAATCGTAGAACAGTGCCGTGCTGATTAATTTTGAATGATCCGGCAACGACCCAAATCTGACTACCAGAAGGATCAATACCGGCAAGTTTTCGAACTACACCGTTAATTAGTCCACTGGATGTATCGCGCCCTCGATTCCAATGATAGGTAGTTCCCTTGTTAGTCCAGATCTGTTCGTTGCCAGATTGGCGTACACACCACATTTTGATTTCGGTTAGAGTAGATTCAGCGTTCATGATAACTCCTCAAAGTTGATATACGTTTATTATATAGGAAAAACCTCAAAGGGTCAATAATTGATTTTACCAAAAAAAAAAGGCTACCGAAGTAGCCTTTGTTCTAATTGGTTAGAATTAGAAACGATGTGTAATACCAACACCAACTTGTTGAAGATCTAGATTAGCACCTAGACGATCAACATTCTTGAATGCCACACCAACTTCGGTGCGCTTACTAAAGTGATAGTCTGCACCTAAAGCATAGGCCTCAACATCACCATTGGTCTTACCATAACTGGCCTTAAGAGATACGTTACCCATTCGGTGCTTAACACCGGCTAGGTTACCCTTGCTCTTTACTAGACCAGAATCATCGCTATGTGAAAAGAAAGCGGTAGTGTTGCCGAATTTCTTGTTTAGACCGACAACATTACTTGTTTCGTTATTGAGTTGATAACGAGCAACAGTAACATTGACACCAACTAGATTTCCTGCAAAACCGAATGCTTCTGCACCACCATCGGCACGGTCATAGGACAATGTAGCACCCTTAATTGGATTAACAGTTAAGAATACACCATTGCTCATACGAAGACCACGTAGGTTATGGATATCACCGGCTACAGAACCGTACAATGTGCTGAAAGCATCATTGGTTGTTACAGCCAAGAATTGACTATGAACGTTACGGCCAAGATCAATGCTACCAGTCTTGCTAGCAAGACCAACAGTCATTTGACGATCTCCGATTTTAGTACCATCGCCGTCGATAGTGTTTCCGCTTAGACTGGTTTCAACAACTGTTCTAGCTGTTAGGCCACGACCCAACGACTCCTTTGCGCTAATAGCAAAATTGCTGGTAGGCTCAGTTACCATTGAGTTTGCACGAGCGGATCCCAATTCGGAACGATCGGCCCATTGGCTGACCTTACCGGATAAGGTTACTTGTGCGTTGGCTGCAAGAGCTGCGGTTGCTAAAACTGCGGCTAATACGATTTTCTTCATTTTTTTACTTTCCTTATAAATCATGACTTTTTGTCATGTAAGTAATATATATGCAAATGCTGATAAAGGTCAAGAAAAAAGGCGTCAAAAGACGCCTTTTTTGGTATTTTCTGTTACGAGGTATTTCCTACCCTAGGCCGAGTTTAGGCGGCCAATGCAAATCTTTCGTCGTTTGCGTTTACGTTGTTTTGCTTCTTCGACCGGGTTACCCCAATCCTAACGGTTTTCACATTACCGTGCTGTCCACTTCAATACTCTTTGCCCTGTCGAAACCAGTCATCCCCAACGCAGAACACTTCTGTAAATGCTCTCCGGTGGAGATGGGGAGAATCGAACTCCCGTCCAAGACACTTTTCTCTTTGCTTCATACAGCAATAACAAGTATTTATTATAGACAATGTCGAAACCGCTGTCAACTGATTTATCACGGTTTCGACTAAATAAAAGTATGCTACATAAACATCATATTATACCACGACATATGGGAGGAACAGACGAGCCTTCCAACCTTATAGAACTTACACCTGCTGAACACGCAGAGGCACACCGTTTGCTTTACGAACAACACGGGCATTGGCAGGACTATGTAGCCTGGCAAGGATTAGCCAACCTTGCTTCTAAAGCAGAGCATACAAAAATGCTGTTATCGTTAGCAGGAAAAAAAGGTGCCCAAACAAATATTAGACAGCGTAAGGGAAAGAAGTGGGAAGAAATCTACGGTGTAGAAAGAGCACAGGAGTTAAAAAAGAAACAAAGCGAATCTCTTAAAAACTCACCTAAAATGATAGGACGCTCTAAAACTTGGAACGGCAAACTATACGAGATTACGCACCCGGACGGAACCGTAGAGCAAGTTGAGGGATTACGCCAATGGTGTTTAGACAGAGGCTATAATCCCAACAACTTTGGAAACGCTTGTTTAAGAGGTAGCGTCACTAACGGCGGGTTTAAGGTCCGCCGTATAGATATTATCTAAAGATAGTATATTCTTTAGTTTCTATTTCTTTGCTACTTGCTGGATATGCTATGTATCCAGAATCTTCTAACATAGATTTCGTAGCACTGTAATCATCTGTTTCTATTTCAGAATACCAGGTGCTATCGCTTTTTGTTCCGTTGATGTCAATCATATATGTTTCCGCAGAAAGCGGAAAGTTTGGTTTTTGTTTTGAGTAGATTTTAAGTTTCATTTTATTCCTTTACAAAGTAAAACTCTGTTGGTTTTTGTTCCATCCAAACTCTAATAGTTTTTGTAGTCTTTTTATAAAACTTGGCGGTTTCTTCCATATTAGAAAATATTCCGTCAGGCGTTACTACTTTCTTTGGCAGAGGTTTATCGTCTAACCATTGATATTCATTGGGGTTAGATTTCATCCTATATTTTATAGAATCCGGATGGCAACTATGGGCCTTGCCCGCATCGGCAATATTGTCAAATATACCAAGAGGAGTTTTAACTTTTCTAATATACTTGTCTGCTTTCTTTTTCTCTTTTGGAGCAGGAGGAACTCCAGGACCTTTTTCGGTATAGTAATACAAATGAGGTTCGAGTTTAGTTCTCTGTCGGATCGCTTGCGGAGTAATGCCGTAATGCTTTGCCGCATCAGTTGAGGACTCAAACTCACCATCCGGTGTTGTCATTCTCTTTGCTTGAGATCTGCCGCCTTCGATACATTTTTGTTTTCGAGTTGGATCAGCATACACTTTAGACATCTTTTCTTTATATTCAGATGTCTTCTTTGTCTTTTCTTGTTTTTTAAGAATAGTCTTTCTTTTCTTCTCATCCTGCCAGAGAGCCTTTGATGCTTCGCTCCTTCGTTTTTTCAACTCCGGATCGGCACCCGCCTCCTTCATTTTTTTATAGAAGTCCGGATTATCCTTTATTGCTTCTAATCTTGCTTGTCGATGTTTTTCCTTAAACGCAGGATCAGAAAAACGCTCTTTTGCTTTAATAGCAAGAGTATCATTTCGAACAATGACTTTGTCGTCTTGATCTTTAGAAGTAAGGTCCTTGCCCTTATAAAGCCCCTCCAGTTTTTCTTGGAGAGACTTTGCGTCAATAGGCTTCTTGCTCATTTAGGCCGCCTGTTTAACGAGTTGATACCAACGAGACTTGTAGTCGTGTGTAGGACGCTTTTTAGCCTTCTCCATATCTTTCCAGAGTTTTTGCTTGACCATACGCACACTTTTGTCTTTAAGTTTTTCCCAGTTGTCATACAGCCAGACAAGCATTTCTTCCTTGTCAGCCTGTGTAGCATTAGGGAGAATGTTGTGATTGATAACCAAGTCAGCAATCCAGCCCCAGTATTCGTTCTTGTTCATATGGAGGTCTTGATACTTCATACGAGAGAACAGGGCATAACGATCTTCAAGGTCGTTGATGATTTTAAGAGACTTTTTAGCCTTCTTTGCTTCTTCAACTTCAATGTCGTTAGCCAAAGCGTGATTCATTGTAAAGATAAACTTTACACGACCGTAGAATCGCATTGTAAAACCAGGTTCGGTGGGAGTCTTAAAATGGTCAATAGCGGCTCGTTCAAACGGTTCTGCTTGCTTGTATTGTGCTCCGAGACTTGAGCCATAAACCAGTTTATCAGAAGATTCTTCTTCAAGAGCGATCTTCATCGTATCAACAAAGTCTTTTTCAAACAGCGTAGATACATCGTCGCAATAGATAACAACCTGTGGCAAGTCTTCTGAGTCGAAGTCTACACCTTCCTCTTGATCGGCACTCGGCCAGCCTGCTTGGTGTAGATAAACAGCAATCTTCTTCATCATCGCCCAGCGGGTGATGTTGCCTTCGAAATGGCAAAGCAATATGTTTCGTTTTTGGGCTTCTCGTAGAACGGTAAAAGTTTTACCTACGCCCGCTTGCCCTCGAATATACAAATGAGTGTCAAAGTCATCGTAAAAATCTTCGATAACTTCTTCAAATGTTTGGCGTGTATTAGATCCTACAGAAATGTAGGGAGTGAGATGTTTTGGTAAAGTCATATGTGCCTCCTCAAGCAACAAGTTTCGTAGATCTTCATTATCTACAGGTAGTGTGTTAGAACCATTTCTAACACTATGCTAATATTATAGCAAAGATATTTACCTTTGTCAATAAACGATATATCCAAACTAATAGGCCCAAAATAGGCCTATTATCCGAATGGTAGGAGCACGGTTTCGAACCGGGGTCCAGAACACTTTTCTCTTTGCTTCATACAGCAATAAAATCTTAAAACAAAACTAAAAGGAAAACGGCTACAACTACGCCAATTCCTACTACCCATTTAGTCAGTTCTTCATCCATACTGCAACTACTTTCTAAAATTTATTTTAATATTTATTGAGTAAATTGTCAATTACTTGTATCCGCGAATTCTATCAAAAAAGCTAGGAGCAGGGCGGCCTTTTACATCGCCGTGACGTCGATGCTGACCGGCATAGTCATAGTACTTGCCCACTAACTCGTAGCCCGATGAAAAGAATATGGCCGCTGGCGGATCACTCATTCGCAGTATGCCTACACGTTCTTTGCCCTGTGGAGCAGGTTTTACTTGGTTATCACCACGGTTAACGGTTTGTAGCCACGCATCAGGTTTGAGTTTAACTAGCCAAGCATAAGGTTGTTCGCTGGCATAGGGCTTGCTGCCTTTTAGATAAAAGTTCAAAGGATAAAACCAAAGTGCTCTACGACCTTTCCCGGTACCGATATAGTCAACATCAAAATTGGGATCGTCTACATCGGGAGTTTTACCAAAAAGCTGACGACCACTAAAACCCAATTTATCGCTGTCAGTAAAACGAACAAAGTATTCACCTGGACCATGTTTTCTAACATCGGCAAGAATTTGATCTTTAATAGATGGCAATCGAGCTTCTAAAAAATCGGCCGCTCTCATTTTAGTTGTTCACCTCGATCAGGTCTTACCGGAGCAGGAACTGTTCTACGAGGTTCTACTGAGTTTCGAGGAGGTGCGGGCAGTGGTTGTACATGGTGATGATACCGCGGATGATGCCAATTCCAACCATGACGATAGGTCCAATGCCAATGACGGTGATGCGGCCAATGATGAGGGCTCACATAAATTACTTGTGGAGGATGAACAGTAACAACATGGTCAGAATTTTGAACGCCGGTTGTAGCACAACCGGAAAGTGCTAAAACGGCAAATAGTCCGACGATTGTTTTTTTCATTTTTATCTCCAATTTTTGGCAGACTCCATAGGGCGTGTGGGTCCTCTGCCTAGACATATAAGCCTTTCACTTATACAGGTATTGCTACGCAACCTTACCCCTACCAGATAACGTATTTATTATGTAACAGGGTTGCCGTCGTTGTCGACCTCTATCCAACTATGATCGCCCAACCATTTTACCCTACAAATATATTCATATTCTGCTGGTGCGGCCGTGGACCACTCTGTCGGACCATGCATGACTAGTCGAGTAAATTGTTTTCTACTATCAAACACTAACCAATAGATCTTATCATGATAGATTTGAAATTGGTATTTTGCCGCATGTACGGCATCGGTAATTTCTAACCTACGTTTGATTTGATTGGCCTGCTTTTGAAGGACCGCAACTAATTCCATAATGCGATCATATTCCTGCTGGGCATGAAGCCTAGCAACATTGACCATTATGTCTTTTTGTTGTGTAACAGGGACTAGATCAAACTTGGGTCCGCCAGCCTCAGTGGCATAGGCGGTTACATTTCGATTGAAAAAATTTACAAGATTTCCGCCAGCCGTGATGTCATAGCTTTCACGGCCCTTGGCGGAATTTGATCTTTCGTCATTAGTCAATTCGAGTCCAGTTGAGGACATTGCCTTGACCATATTGAGATTCGGCCAGCATTTTAGCCTGATAGTCATCGTTGGCAAAAACGATCGTATGAACAGTCTGATAGGTATTGATTCGGACCCAGACTTGATACTTGTACATTTTAGCTTCCTGATTGAGGTTGAATGTTTTGAGCTTGACGGCCTTTTTCTCCGTCGATTAAATCAAATGTTACTAACTGATTGGGTTTAAGAGTTTTATACCCTTCCATTTTAATTTGGCTAAAATGTGCAAATACATCTTCGCCGCCTTCGTTGGGTACAATAAATCCGAAACCCTTGGAATTATTAAACCATTTTACCTTACCTTCTGACATACTACTTCCTATCTTTGTGTTAATTATACTTGAATTTTTACCAGTTGTCAACCGGATTTTAGGCCATTATTGCCAATCCGGGTGTAAATGAATAGCTTGGGCTTACAACTACATTAGCCACTTTATTAATTGTCGGGACCTTATATCCATATCCACTGTAGTGGCTTATATGAATCCATCGGGTAGTACCAGCTTTTTCCTGTAACAGCTGATCAAAATTTATATTGTCTCGAATCCATTTAGCAATTTCAAAATATTGTTCCGCAGTTGCTCCGGGAAATACGATATCCATGGCCATACCTAGGCCATGCTGTGCTTGAGTTGCATTTCCTCCAGGCGGATTTTGTCTAAAGGTGTTTGTGATAACAGCATTAGGATACTTGGCTTTAATTGGTTCCCAGACGTTGGCAGCTAAATTGCTTAGGTTATGTAAAATTTGTGGAACTGTGATGTACCCAATTTTGTTTCCTTTTACAATAATGTCTTGATCTCTAATATATTTGTTATCACCACCTCTTGGATTGTTCGATGAGAATGGTGTATCTGGTCCACCGGGTGCCGGCTGATTTGCCCATAAAGCCGATAATTTTGTAAATGTCTTTAACGGAGTCTTAGGAGTCAACATTAGAGTATCGTAGGGAATATTATCTTTATTAAATTGACTCCAATCTGCTTTGACTACATTTGAAGGCGGCATTGCCGGCGATGTACTATCGACGGTGCCTAATGTAGTAGCTGTTGTGGTTGCATCAGTTATAACTCCACTAGAAATTCCATTGGTAACTCCGGCAGTAATTGCAGTAGCTTGATATGAGCTAGTTGACGAATCGTCAATTCCGTCGCCGTCTAGTGTGTTGAAAATGTATGTAGCTTCAGTTTCGCTGATAGTTGTAGGATAATCTGTACTTGTAGTCGATGCAGCCAGGTCACCGATATCTACTGGAGTCACAGATGCACTATATGAAAATGCTCCAGAACTACCTGGAGAAAGCCACAGTGCGACCGGAACGCTATTAACTAATACATTAGGGCTACGGTAAACATCTGCAACGTGTGTAACACCGTGAGCTCTTGCACCTGGAACGTATGGCATAATATTTTAACTTAGATTAATTGGTGTTCCGGTTACTTTATAGAAAGTACCGGAACTAGAATAGACAAAACTACCATCTACACTTTTCAAATGATATATAGCACCGTTAGCAGTAACGCCTGCGGTATCTGCAGGACTTGTAGAAGTATCTAATATGGTTATTGGCAGAGAAGTAGCAACAACTGGCCCTGATACACTGGTTGTTCTTAGCTGTACTGTAAAAGATTCTACACCTTCAAGCGTAATATCTTGTCCGACCTTTTTAGTGAAAGATGCAGTATTATTGTTTATAATCACAGACCCTGTTAGGCCTGTTGTAGGTCCGCCCACTGTGTCAGTAAAATCGCTGCCTGTAATATTAGTACCAGTGATGGTCCAGTATAAAGTTGTTCCGCTAGAAACAGAAACGGTGCTGACATTAAATTGAACTGTTCCACCTTCGTTGACTGTAGACGTAGAACGAGAAATTAGATAACTGGCTACCGGAGTGCCAATTGTAAGATTAAAAGTAAGTTGAGCAGTAGCATTGTTGTTATCAACAACTGTAAATGTATAAGTGGATGCAGAAGTTAATACTGTTGGGGTTCCAGAAATATAACCTGTAGACGAATTTAAAGATAATCCAACAGGCAGTGTTCCAGTAACATAATAGGTGTATGGAACAGTTCCGTTTACACCAAATCCTGGTCTAAAATTTACAGCCGAATTTGTTGGGTATACTAAAAGTTCGCTAGCATCTCTAGTTATATTGAGACCCGAACCGGGTGTAACACTGGACCCCGATCCAGAAAAATAATTTGTATATGTCCCTAATAGTGTTAACTCGTCACTGGTCCAAACTTCGTAAGTAAACGGATTTGAGGATTGTGGTGTTATTTCAAGGCTAACGTCGGGGATAATTGAATCACCGGCATAGGCAAATGTACTTCCGCCAGGAATTTTCCATCTAAATGGATAGGTAGAACTATCGTAAGATGGTCCACCAGGTCCTACTACAAATCCGTCAATGCTGGTATATGTTTTGTGATGCACTGCCGGATACACTGTAGTCGGACCACTAAGCGGAATGTTACTTCCTGCAGAGTAGGGACTAGAGCTAACAACGACCCAGGCTGTCGGATCTAGAGTTAAAAGGGTATAAGATTTATTAAATGTTACAGTAAACGTAACACCTGTAGGAATGTAGGCAGCTCCTACTAGTCGAACTATCCTTATACCTAACGTATATGATTTAGATGCATATGGAGCGGAGACTCTAAACCTTGCAAATATGTCAGGTTGGTTGGCTGCAAAATTCCAACTAGAAGGGCCTTCTTGATACCTTCCAAATACTGCCGCCTCAACTGGTCCTACCGGGGTTAGAGTATCTTTTATTATGTTAAAATCATCAGACGACTTAGATTCAATATTCCAATATAAATCTGAGATTAGAAATGAAGTGACTGTTGGTGCAGCAATACCGGTTGCAAACGCAACATCGCCTATGCTTACTCCGTAAGCATTCATCGTCTCTACTGCATTACCGGGGCTAGTATTACTGGCCCAAAATGCAGCAATATTTTCGTATTCTTCAGTGGTCCTCGGTAATCCTGTACCTGCATTAATTGTCGTAGTGCTGGTGTTTAATATCGATGCTAATCCGGCATCGGTGGGGTCAAAAGAACCAATAGTAAAATATTGTTCTGTCGAAGTGCTTGCTATTGAGTAAGACGATGTATAGATGGCCATAGTATACTATTTACGCAAGAGCAATACCAGTAGTTCCCTGTAGATATTGATCTGCGGCTTCTTTTTTAGCAACTCCCATAGCTAAAATATGAGCATGTTTGATGTCGATAGTGGTAGATCCATTTAAAAACATAAATGGAATCATTCCTAGACCCTGCGGGCCTAGACTAATTGTTAATGGTTTGCTAACTTTAATAGAATCAGAGTTTTCTGCTTCTAGTCTAGCAATAATTTCTTCTCCAGAAATTAATTTGACGCTGACAGTTTCTCCTACGGAGATTGGTTTTGATAATAACATTTTAATCCTTTTCTTCTTTAGGTATTTCGCAAAGTGCTTCTAGTGTTTTGTAATGTTCGTAGGCCTTTTTAAGTGCTTCGAAATGTTCTAGTTTTTCTGGATCCGGTCTTAAAATACACAGACGCTTTTCGATCTTTTCAAGGGTTTCTAGAACACTAACACCTTTAATTTTAACGTCGCCCTCAAATTCTGCAGTACCATTAACATGTAGACCGGAAGGACCAGTGGCACTGTTTATTCCGGTAAAGTAACTTGAACCTGTTGCTCCTGCCGAACTAATAGTAATGTTACCGTAATTTGTAGGAGCATATGAATAGGTCGCCGACATATTGCTTGTTAGAATAGTGTCATCGATATTGATACTGTAATTCCCTAGATACTTGTTAAGTTCTTCGGTTGTGATAGGTTCTATTTTATCGTCAGTTAAACCTGATATCGTATCTTTCTCATCCATGTAGATGTGCCCTCAGCTCAGTGAACCCACCGATGAGTTTTCCATCTAAAATAATTTGTGGTACTGTTCTTGCTGTGGGAATAGCTTCTAGTAGTTCTTCTTTTGTCCAGCCATCTCCAATTTTACGTTCTTCAAACGGAATTCCCTTTTGACTTAATAGAGCTTTTGCTTGATCACAATAGGGACAATGATACTTACTCCATACAATAGCTTTTTCCATATTACTTTCCACCTTCTTCAATTTCAACAAGGACATTATCACCGACTAATTCTTGAACTATTGCTTCAAGGTTTGTATTAAAATCCTCATTGGTTAAAGAACCAACATCACCTGTTGAGTCCTTAATTAGCTTACTTAATTTTATCACAATAACTTCTGTTTGTATCTTGGCCATATAAATCCTTATAAATCCGGTAATGCTTCATATTCCACAGCATCACTCATAACTCCGATAACATAATTTGTCGATTCGTTTTCCTGTAATGCTGTCTGCTTTTTGTTGATGTTGACATGCTTGTTGAACCAAGGAATAGGACTGGTCTTGGGGTGATCTTCCATGTACTTGATTCCTATATCTTTAAGGCGAGTGAATGCTGTATAGTCAACAAAGTCTTTTAAAATTTGAGCGTTAAGTCCAATTACTACGCCTTTGCTGAACAAATAATCAGCCCAGGCTTTTTCTTCACGGATAACCTCCATGTACATGGCATAAACTTCATCTCGGCATTCATCAGATAATTTTACAAAATCTTCATCATCTTTAACAACATTGTTAATTAGCCAAGCTGTCCACTCAGTGTGTAATAATTCGTCTTGTAGGATTAGACTGATAATATTTCCATTTCCAATATAAATCTTGTTTTCTACCATAGCCAAGGATGTGGCAAAGGATACCATAAACCTAAAGGCCTCGAGTGCATAGGAAGCGTGTAGAGCAAGCCAAATTGCTCGTTTGTGGTCATAGACTGGAATGTCTTCACCCAACTCTTTACGGCAGTTAAGCTGATGAAGATCTTCATAGTAACGACCAATGTTAGCAGCCATACCAACAATTTCAGCTGTGTCGTGAATCTTGTTAAATTCTTCTTTAGGTACTCCATAGACATTCCTAATGATATGACTGTAGCTCTTTGAATGAATATTAGTTTCAAAGAAACTCCAATTTGAAACTAGTGCTTCTAGTTCCGGAATTGAAATAACAGGACTGAATACCTGTGCAGGAGCACGACCTTGAATACTGTCTAAGGCTGTCTGCCTCAGTAAGTTACTGGTAAAGATGTGCTTAACAGCTTCAGTGGCTTCTTTATGATCGATCTTATCTTTAGTTAGACTAATTTCTTCTGGAACCCAGAAGAATCCTCTGGCCAGTTCTTCAAATTTTTGAATTTTAGGATACTTTACTTCTTCAAATCTCTGTACTGTAACTGGACCTTCAGGGTCCAAGAACATGTGTCTCTTTAGATAATTTGTTTGTTTAGATAGATTATATTGTTGTTTACTCATAGTTTACATGCCTCGCAATCGGCTTCTTCAAGATCTTCATATAGTACTACATTGTCTGCTGCATTAATAAAAGAGTTGGCCACTGATGGAACAGTGTTGGTATTTGTAACACTGGCCTTGGCTCCTACTTTATTGATTAGGCTGTAATAAATTGTTTTGATGCCCCAACGATAGGCCAGCATTAGATTCTTTGCTACCAGTGTGCCAGGAACCTTGCTGTCTTTAAAATGTGCCGGGTTATAGAAAGTATTGGTGCTTAGGCTTTGATCAATATAAGCTGCCAATACTGCCGCAGTTTTCAAATAGCCCACACAGTCAGTTTGATCCCACATCAACTGATAACGATTCTTTAGTCGTTTGTATTCTGGTACAACCTGTACAAACGATCCAGCTTTTGATTCCTTAACAGAAATCAATTCCATAGGCATTTCAATGCCGTTGGTACTGTTAAGAACAACTGAGCTAGACTCAACCGGAGCCACTGCCATTAGAGTAGCGTTACGAATACCGTGTTGCTTCATACGAGCACGTAAGGTTTCCCAATCCATGCTAGGTTCAAAATTGGTCAACTCGTCCGCGTTTTTATTACGACGTTCCCAGGGGAATACACCTCGACCATACCAAGTATATTCACTGCGCTGGCAGGCGCCTCGCTCTTCAGCTAATTCGACACTGGTTTCAGTTAGATAATAGGCCTGATGCTCCATCCAACGTTTAACTTCAGCAAGGCTATCAGCCTCTCCATATTTAAAATTACGTTTAGCATGCCAGTAGGCTAGATTGGTAATTCCAACACCCAATGGTTCGAAATCTTTATTGGCCAATGCACTCTGCACACTAAGGAAATCTTGATAGTTTAACAGATTGCTCAAACTGCGAACTAGCACACGGCAGGCCTTACGCATGTCTTGTGGATTACGGAAAGCTCCCCAGTTTATTGACCCAAGAGTACAAAGAGCAATTCGTCCCTCTGGATCTTCAATTCTTTGGAAAGGACGGGTGGGTAGAAGTATCTCCTGGCATAGGTTTGATTGATATATGGGATCAGTTTTTGTGTCAAACGGACCTTGATTGATGACGTTGTCGACATTGACAAGATAGATGCGCCCAGTATCAGTGCGTTCTTTAAGGATTCCATTTTTGAATATCTCATCTGCTGATACAACTTTCTTTTTCTTTGTCTTATCTTGTTCATACTGTAGATATAATCTTTCAAATTCTGCACTGTCACGATAATAGGCTTCGTATAGATCCGGAACTTCATGAGGATCAAAAAGCGTAATATCTTCGCCGTGTTTATATCTACGCCAGAACATAGCATTGACCACAACACTGTAGTCCATTTGACGTACACGAGTTTCTTCAGTACCTTGATTATTCTTTAGCACAATTAGATCTTCAAACTGGTAATGCCATACCGGAAAAGTAACTGTACAGCTAGCATTACGAATGCCACCCTGGCTGCATGATCTTAAATCAGCAAACCATTTCTTTAGGAATGGTATCATACCCGTGTGTTTAATTTCACCATTGCGAATTGGGGCACCTAAGGGGCGAATTCTGCCTATTTCGAGGCCAATTCCGGCTCTTTTTGAGGCATATTTGGCCATCATTTCGCCTGCGGCGAATATGGAATCAAGGGTATCGTCACTGCTAATAAGTACACAACTACTGAACTGCTTGGTTGTAGTACCGAGACCAGCGAGCACAGGAGTAGCGAGAGTAAAATGACCATCGCTCGCACATTCATAATACTCCTTGACATATTTTAATCTTTTATCTTTAGGCTCGGCATGAAATGCTGTAGCTGCGGCCAGCGCATATCGAACCTGTGGTGTTTCATAGATCTGTCCCGTAGCACGGTTCTGTACTAGATATTTTTCTGCTAGCTGTGCAATAGCCGCATAGGTATAATTTTCATCTTTGCTATGGTCAATAAAAAGATCAATGATGTTCCATTCGTCTTCTGTATACCAATCTAACAATTCTGATGTGTACATTCCTAGTTCAACATTCTTTTTTACAATAGAATATAACTTAGGAGGATCATACTCACCGTATACTTCTTTTCGAAGCATAGATACTTTTTGTCTACCTGCTACCTGTTGGTAGTTTACATTATTAATTTCTGGATTTTCTGTTTCATCAATAAGGTCGACCATAGCCTTGAGTAATAGTTCATCTATGGTCTTTGTTGTCATTCCGTCATGTAATTCGATCTGTGCCTTAATTTCAATCATCGATGGACTGACTCCATCAATTCCTCTACATGCATAAGCTACCTGTCTCTGTATTTTTGCGATGTCTAAAGGAACACGATCCCCATTACGTTTGACCACTGTAATCATCTTTGTTTTACCTTTTTAATTATAGGATGATATTTACCTAGGGGTGTTAACTTCGACTAAGTTTTGTAGCCGAAATGGTCTAGTTATAGATTCTGGCCTAACGGGTCCATTATCGTTGTAGTTTATAACCCAATCATCATCAATAAAAACCAAGTTGAATTCTCTGTCGTTAACAGGATCAACATAAGTCTTTAGAAAAATTTTACTATTTTCAAATCTCTTTGTCAACTTCAAAGTCCAGCCAATCATAAGGGCTCGGGTGAAATCGTCATATTTGTTGTCCGCAATTATTTCCCAGGGACTAGGCCAATTCCTTTGAAAAAAGGGATCAACCGAATTGCTATGTGGAACAAAGGGAGCTTGATGCCAAAAGTCCCATACTAACTGTAAGGGATCATCAGATTGATCAATGTCTCCTCTAAGTTTAATCCACGTTGAAAGCCTATCATCAACGTTTAACTTAAACATATTAAATCATCAACTTATTTTGAAACTCGACAACAACCGGAACAGTAACATCCGGGTCCAACGACGCATTTAATTGATAATATCCCCGCCCTGCATCGACTACAATGGCAAATGTTACACCCCCATCCCAATTAATAAAGTTATAATCATCTACTAATAGGAAATCTGGGTTGTTAGTATCTTGCAGATATATTCCTAAATTACCCATTCGATCTAGGCCATAGGTAAAATACATTAGATCGCCAGCCGCTATAGTAGCCACATTGTCCAATAAGACTTCGCTGGTAACGGTGTTGAAGGAAACTACAAGAGTCGGTACAGTAATACCAGTTGCCGTTACTACAGAATTAGGAATAATACCAGATAGGTCAGCAACAGTTACAGTAAATGATGCAGTCACTGAATTAGTAGCAGAAGTAACAAATACACCAGCATCGGGTCTAAAGGCACTGTATTTGATGTTTAGGTGTTGAGAGTTACCTGTAATTGGTAACCTTAGTAGTGCTGTAGTAGAGGTCCCCGGTGCTACTGTAGCAGTAGAAACATAAAAATTATCAATAGATGTTCTACCTTCAACTAACGGTTTGTAATATACAGTGGTTGTGTTTAGATATTCACTGTGTACTCTGGCTCTACCATAGTGATCATTTATGCTTGAGTTTTCTTTTGAAAGAAAAGAAATTATAGAAGTTGCGGTCTGTCCAATATCTCCCCAATCAGAACTATAACCTACACGTTCAAATATGTTATTCTGGCTGGTAATAAAACTTCCTGTAGTTGCACTTCCATTATCGCCAACATAGATAGCCTGTTCTCTTACAAGATCAAATTTATTGCTAATAATTCTAACGAACCTAGGACCAACAAATCCTTCAACTGGGTCGTTAAAATTAACACCTTTTACTAGAGTATTAAAATCACTGTTTGAAATAATAGTAGACTTAATGTCCCAATCAGATTTGATGCCGGAGTGTATTCCTCTAAATACACAATTATCAATAACAGTATTTTCATTGCTACCGTCGGCTAACTTTCCTCTTAAATTTACAGCTACATAACCAGAAGTAGTCAACGAAAACAAATCTGTATTATAATGACCGACAAATTCTACATTCTTAATAACACTGTTATCGGCACAATCTAAGCTGAGCAATGCCATAGAGTTCGAAACTGTAGTACCAACCGGATCAAATTGTAATGTAAGGTCTTGAATCACTACGTGACGTGCAGAACCAGTATTAGAAAAATCAACACCAGAACCGCCATTCGAATCAAAATGTTTGTAACCAGTAGTACCGCCCGCACTTGTCAAATCACAGGTCTTGATTAAACTATCTGCAAATGCAGTTGTTGTAGTAAGATTAAAAATAGTTTTGCCAATACCGTCACCAATAATAGTTGTGTAAGCCGGCACATACAAGGTGCTGGTAAAGTTATAGGTACCAGCAGGGAAGTATAACTTTTTACGAGGATGAATTGTGCTGGTGCTTAAGAACTGTGTGTCTAAAAACAATCGATCAATGGCTAATTGTAGCCTAGCCATGTCCCATTGTAGGGTGTCACCGTCTGTATTACCATTACCAAGAACACCAAAATCTCTAACGCTGACTATATCATCTAACTTAGCTTGAACTGTTCTGGCATGCTCTGAAAAAGGATCGTTTAATGGAGCCGTAATAAGGCTACCTTCACGGTATATGTATGTAGATGAGGTGTAGCTTATCTGAAAGAAATTTTTAAGATGGTTTTCTGTTAAAATTTCAACATTATCGTCCCGCGATCCACCATCTTCTCTGCGAAGACCAATATAGAGACGTTCTGTATCAGCAGCCCAGGCAAATTCACCGCCGTCTAATTGAGGCACACCCGTCTGATTTTCTAAACCTCTACGAACCTGAATTTTTCCAATTTCAATAATGGCCATTTCTAAATATCCTTCTATAGGATATTTATCAGGTTAGAAGCTGTTTAAGTCCCTGTATTCCTGTAGTATAGTATTCTTCAACCTTTTTTAGCCATTCTTCTTGCCAATGATCGAACTCGCTGGGCCATAGGTCAAACTGTTGATATTGTAGGTCTCTCGAACACATAAACACATGCCCTTCACGAATGTCAGTGCCGTAGACTTCATTATGTGCTAAGATATAGGCCACTAGCTGAATCTTATAGTCGTCGATCCATTCTTCCTTTTTCGGCTTATTAGTTTGTTTATAATCCATCACTGATGGGTTACCTTTATAAACGCCGACTAGATCAGTTGTTCCAGAATATAGTCCAGGGAAGTATAAACTTTGTTCCATGGCCCATACTTCGTTTACATCTTTGAGTCCATTTTCAATGATAACATCAGCCATTTTATTGGCCTGTACATGCACAGGATTATTACCGGGCTGGCGTTGCAAGCCGGCAATAAATCGCTCTAGGTTACTGTGCATGGCTGTTCCGACGCCTGCGGCTTCTCTAGTAATTTGATTGGCTTTTTCTTCCCCAATGCGTTTGCGCCATTCATTTAGGGCGGTCATATCTTTAGTTGCGCCCAGAATAGTTGTTACACTCGGTAATGTTTCTCCGTCCGGAGTTTGATAAACACGTTTACGAGTTACAGGATCATTAACCTGTACACAGTTTTTATATTGGAATCGTTCAATGAACAGAGGAGGGGAATAGGTAGTCATAAACTTAATTATAGCTACCTAAATCTTGAATGTCAAATATTTGGAGTTAAATCTGTATTGCTAGAAGCCATAGCATCTACGCTAGGTCCTCTAGATTGATCTGCCTGTGCTTGGGCAGGGTCTTCTGGTTTATCCAATACAATAGAACCATCGGGGTTAATGTCTTTGATGATTTGACCAGCATCACCTAAAGAGTTTTTCAACGCTACCATTATTTGTTGTCTATCACTGTCTAATCCGCCTAGCGGTAAATCAAACTTTTTTAGATAGTTCATTACTGTGGCAAATGGAATTATGCCACTGGTTTCATTGTTAGCAGCCAAGCCCCGTAGTACTTTTAAAATAGGTACTACGGCGCCGGTATCAACTTCAAATAATCTCATCGAGCTAGTTTAGAAATAATAGAATGGCTTTCTGCTAGTCTGCGAGAAAACTTGCTTTCTCTCATTTCACGACCAGGTGTGCCTGCACCAGCGGCTGCATCTGTAGCAGCAAACTCGTCTGCAGGTGGCTCATTCATCATATCTGGCTCAGTTGGCTCCATGCCTGGTTCTGCGGCTGGCTCAGTTGGCTCCATGCCCATAGGCTCAGCAGGAACTGCTTCACCTGCTAGAGCTGCAACAGCATTGCTGATTGCTTCACGTTGTTGCATCAATGTTTCTAACGTAGCAGAAAGTGCTGGAGCAACTGCCTGTTTAAATGCTTCTGCTTCTGCGGCACCGAAGTCAGCTCGAATAGCATCGGCTAGCTCAATCATGCTCTTGGTCTGATATTGACCAACACGTTGCATCCAACTGGTGTAATCATTAACAATATCGCCGGCAGCGGTAATAGCTTTAGCTTTGCCTTCTTCGTCTTCTGCTAGAAGTGCAGCTAGGCTTTCATTAACAATACGTACATTCTGTTTAAATGTCAACTGTGATTCTTCTAGTTTGCCTGCCTTCTTTAGCTTTTGACGAACAGCCCCTGCTACACGCTCGCCTGCTTCTTTGCTACCATAACGCTTGCCAGCAGACTTTGCAATCTTAGCAAAGTTTTTACCTGGCTTGCCTTCATCTTTACCTTCGCTCATGTCCTTGTCGGCGGCTTTTCTATCTTTAGCAGCATCTTTGTCTGCGGCAACAGATTTAGATCCCTGTACGCGAGTAGCGGGATGCTTCTTACCACTCTTGTCTGTCCAGGTTGTTTCTTTTTTCTTGGCTGCTGGACGATCTTCTGCTTCTTTGACTTTCTTTTCTTTAGCAGCTTTTTTCATTGGCTCTTTCTTGTCGCCGTCCTTGTCCATGTCTAGGAAGTCTGGCTTGGCAGCTTCACTGAATGGCTTACCGGCCTTGGCAGCGGCCTTAGCACGGCTACCCCATACTTCGTCCTTGGGACTTTCTTTCTTGCCGTCGCCGTCCCAGTCTTTAGCGGCTGTGCCTTGAGCGTGAATTTTGTGTTTAGGAGCACGTACTCCTTTCTTAGCTTCGTCGAGCTGAGTTAATTTATCTCTTAGTTTTGCAATGTCTTCGCCTAGCATTTCTTTAATCCTTGTGTTTAGCAAGGCAAGAATTGCCTTGTCTTTTTGATATGTTTCGTTGGTTAGCAGATCATTAAAACCTGCGACACCTTCTTGTTGGAACATCTTTGTTCTCAACTTGTTTCGCATATCTTCAAGCTGTTCTCTAGAATATTTGTCCAAACTAACATTTAGACCAAATACTTTACTCATATGTTCTTTGAGTTGTCTACTAGATAATTTTGAGTTAAATTCGGATGTCTTCATATTCTTTCCAGAGTTTCGAATAAATTTATTTATCTAACCTTTATTAGTTTTTCAAAACCTGAAACCACGATATTACGGTAGTATTCTTTCTTAAGTTTGTTGATTCCAGCTTTGTTTAACAATAAACTGGCTACATCGTACTCTTTAATTTTCAATTTATTCTTAGCTATCTTTTCTTGTAGTGTCTGCTCAAATAGTGCATGACCATACCTACGATCAGCATTTAATATATCTGTGTCAAGGTATTTGCCAAGAGCTAATTTATTAGCTAAAAGAGCAGCACTTTGAGGAAGATTAATTTTTTCAACAACTACTTGATCAGCATAATCAGTGATGGTATAAAACCCATCTCTTTTTGTAATATTATAGTAGCCAACTTTGATATCACCTTCTTTAGTTTTAGAAGGTACAACCACTCCTTTTTTTCTAAGTTGCTCTTTAACAGCGCGACTTAGATCGTTTAGTCTAGAATAAATTTCTCGTTGGTCAGTGATCATTGGTGTTTTTACAAACTATGTTATCTTTACTTATAGTGTAAACACCCTTACGAATAAGATTTTGAACCATCCACAATTCTTGTTCGTTGAGATTCATTAATGAAACAAACTGATCGTGTTTGTTTACAAATTCTTTCTCCTGATTACTTAAAAATACAGGAGGCAGATCATTTAATAGATGTGCTATTTTCATACCGTTCTATTTAGATCTTGTTGTTGTTTTTGCAATGATGCTAGCTCTTCTTGCTTGGCTTTGATCTGTGCTTGAATAGCCTGCTTTTGTTTTTCACGGTCTTGTTTTTGCTGGGCTAAATTAGCTGCCTGCAATCGAGGATCAGTTAGCTGTTGTACGTTGGTACCGGATACCGCAGGAGCTGGATTATTACCGGTTTGCGGTAAACTATTGCCGCCCATAGGATTGGTAGTCGATCCTATAGGAGTCACTGCTTCTAAAATGTCTGCGATTTTCATTTTGTTAGAATTACGCCAATTAAGCTGAGTAGACCTACTAGCACAGTACCTGCTGTACCAATTAGAACTTTGACTGTGCTAAGGTGGCTGGCCTGAACAGTTTCATGTAATGTTGAAAGTTTATCTTCAACACTGGCTAATCGATTTTCTAATGCACTATATCGCTGAGCACAAAGTTCAACGTGAGCTTCTAAATTTTCTTTTTCGATATCAGTCGGTGCTGACATAGTCTAGGATCCTCCAAGATTTTATAAACTAACCGTGCCTTAATGTGCCTAAACTGTGCCTTTGATTGCCGTGATGATAATGTTTTTGTTGGCTAGATCTTTGACATCAAAAATAGCCTTTTCCATATTTATCGATTCGTCTAAATTTTGAATCACCGGGACTCCGTGTATATCGTCAACTAAAGCACCTAATTCGTTAGATCCTTCAACATATACACCTGAACGTTCAGGAATAAATCTAAAAGTCCAGACTTTCTGTTTGCCTTTGTGTTTAGTTCCAAAACCTAAATCTTTGACATCTTTAACTTCTACACTAGGAGTATTATCGAACATGATGTTCGAACGCATTTCCAAGCACTGTTTTAATGTAGTAAAGTTTCTATATTGGTCGTGTTCTCGCTGATTGCCTTGTCGAGGACGAGTAACTTTAGTGTCGGTGATATCTACTAGAGTTTGAATTTCAATTATGATCATATTAAGTACCTATTTAAAGATATTTATGTCATAAAAAAAGACGCTGTAAAAACAGCGTCTTTTGATTCCTAATTTTAAAAATTAGAATGTGAAAGCTGTAACAGTAGCAGAACCTAAGTTGACAGACTGGTGTGTACCAGCAGCCTGTACTAGGTCTTCTAAGTGAGCAGCGAATGTCTCGCTGGCTGTACCATCCCATGTATCTGTTCCAAAGTTTCCACCTAGGGCGGCTACGGCAATACGTAGAAGTTGACCGGCGTTAGAGCCGCTGTCTGCTTGAACTGTACCGATAACTTCAACAGAGCAAACTTGCTGAATTGCTTCTAGAGCGACTACAACAGGGCTACGTGCGCCAGCAGTTGTTGCTTCTAGTTTAGCAGAAACGTCTGCACCGAAATCAATTTCAAAAAACTGTAGGGTTACACCGTTCTTGAAAAAAGGTGCTACAACTTTTTCATTCTTTTTTGTTAGAGTTGCCATTTTTATTATCTCCTAATCTTGGCTAAGTTTCACCCGAAACTTATTATGTTTTTATTTAGTTCAAAAGGAAAAAAATAACCTTAATCGTCCTCTTTTACATCACCATCAATGATCTTAAGATGCCTAGCTAAATCCTTGTTATCGCGCAATTTTCTAATACCTCTAGTAAATTTACTAGGATCATTGCCCTTAATTGAATTCAAAAAGCGTCTTTCTAACTCATAGGCTTGATCAGGTGGAAAGTTCTCCTTGATCATAGTTAAAATATTGATGGCGCTGTTAATAACGTGGGTTGCACGACTTTCAATTACAGCTTCGCTATCTTTTTTAATAGCAACTGAATTGAGTTCTTCTAACAGACTTCGTGTAGCTCGTTTCAAGATTCTTTCCTTTGAAATATTTATTGTCGGTTTATCAAATTATAATATATCATTTGATTTTAGTAAATTATTGCGGTGCAATAGACTTATTACTAAATACTCAGTAGAAACCATGAGTTGCTACACACATACAGAGGATTACACAAAATGAAAACTTTATCAAACTTAATGCTAGGTCTCATGGAACGCCTAGCTGAAATGTTTCCAGACAGTTCCTATCAAAGCCGCTTAGATGCATATCTAAGTACCAAAGGCATTACCGATGCCGCACAGTTAGAACACTATATTCAAAAGTTCGATTCTCAAAAGGAAAAATTCTTATGAAAATACTAAAAAGCATTTATGATTTTTTTGTTGCCTGGGCCGAAGCTATCGACGAATATCGTCGGAGTAACTACAACAGACATTATTATTAATTGGGGGTGCCATGGAGTTTTTTGCACTATCAATGATTACTACCCTAATAGCTGTAACTGTTATACTATTTGAAGAAATAAGGATAATGTTATGACGTACATTGACATCTTATGGATGCTATGGAGATGGGAAAAGAACGGATGGGACGTCCATCCTATTAATTTAGATGATGATTTTGACGGGTGGATTTAATTTTTAAATTCTGCCGTATTCTGTTGCTTTTTAGACGAAAAGAGATATATAATAACACATACATTACACACAGGAGAAGTAAAATGTTTACACCAGATTTTTTTATTGACACATTTCAAAACACAAAGAAAGCTGTTACTAATGCAGTTTTCAAAGACGCAACTCTAAACAAGGCAGCACATGCCTATATTGACGCTCAAACAGCGTTTGCCAAAGTTCTAACAAGCAATACAATTGAAATGACTCGCTACTCTGTAGATCGCGTTAGTTCAGTATTGTTTCCCAAGAAGGACGGTACCGCCTAAGGTACGAGACATACACACACAAGGAGAATAATATGTCTGATTTTACACCAAAAATGCCCGAAGTTAAATTTAACAAAAACGGTTACGAGATCCGTACTGATATCTTAGCAATGGCCAAAGATCTAGTACAGAGCGAATATAGCGTCAAGTTCCAGGGTTGGGAAATGAGCGCACAACGTGACGAGAAGACTGGTCAGATCGTTACCACAGTTGGTATGCCAGAGTTTCCAGGACTTGATAAGGTTCTCGAGACTGCTGAAAAAATGTATAGCTTTGTAAATAGCGGCGTTAAGAAATAATTATTATTTTTACTATTATTGTGGCGTAGCCTATTATTATATTACATACAAGAAAGGATCCTTCGGGATCCTTTATTTTTTTCTACCTTGGCAATGTGCCCGCTGACTAAATCCTTTAGGTCTAGCACAATTAATAGATCGTTTATATTTTGTAGTCCATTTTTCAGTTAACGGGCTACTTCTAAGGTACTGAGGATACTTTTTGTTAAAGAATCGCATAATAATACCGGCCAGCACATGAGCTTGATTTTCTTCGGGACTGCCAGTTCTACCGCTGTCTGGCTTTAATTGTCCGGTAACATTCTGTTTATGATGAACTAATTCATGTGCCACAGTTCGTAAAATATCGTTAGGATGTCTGTTCACTAATGCAATTGTCAGACTATTATTGTCTGGGTCATACTCGCCAAAACTAGGTTGGATGTCTTGCTGTAATATACTTACAAACTTCATCTTAGGAAGATTATCTAGCTCAAGAACTTCCATGGCTACAGGAAGAAAATCTTTGAACATTTGAACTACATCAGTTCTCTGGTCTTCAAAAATAAATTGCTTGGCTCTCATGATCTAATATTTAGTTTAGCCAATCTCAACAATCTAAACAGCCTTAGCCATTGCCATCCTAGATCAAATTCAAACCAACGACGACTTAGTTTAGGGCTTGCTGGATCCAGGTGGTGATTATTGTGAAGCTCTTCCCCACCAATAAGAATACCCCAAGGACTAATATTGCGACTATGATCTCTAGTAGATCCGTTTTTATATCCGTACCAGTGTCCGATTCCATTAATGACTCCCGCTGCCCAAAATGGTATCCATATCATTTGAATACCCCAGATTAAAAATCCCCACCATCCGAAAAGAACAAGATCTATGATCAACATAAGGGCTATGCCTAGCCACGGATGTGGGGTATAAATTCGACGTTCTATCCAATCATCGGGTGTACCTGCACCATATTGTTCAATCATTGAACGATCTCTCGAGGCCTGTGCGTAAAGAAATGCACCCCCGAATACCACACGCCAGATGCCGTGTATCCAAGGACTGTGGGGATCATCTTTAGTTTCACAGTATCTATGATGCTTTCGATGTATTGCGACCCATGCCTTGGTATTCATGCCAGTTGTTAACCACAGCCAAGCTCGCATAAAATGACTTAACACTGGATGAAATAATATACCTCTATGTGCTTGACCTCTATGTAAGTATAGAGTTACACATACAATGGTAATGTGTGTAAAAATTAGTGTAATTAGTAGTTCTAACATAATCTATCCCGCTTACTTTATACGGGGCACACTACGCGGTGCAGTTCAATTGCGCGGACGCCTTTTACCGTAGCGACAAACGGCCCTAAGGTGGGTTAGTTACACCAACTGGTTTTTGCTTCTCCGTAATATTCACGAGCAAAACCGTTAGCAATTAATCCCTGTCTCAAACTTTGACCATTTAAAATAATGTCCCCTAGTACACGACCACCGAACTTATCCCATCCGTATAGAATGACTTGGTGTTTTTGTGTACCAGCAACAGCCTTTTTAGTAAACTCTGTAGCAGCCTGGCCACGCTGATCTTCTTGTGGGCATTTAGCACGAAACCCTTTCTCTGGCGTGTCTACACCATAGACTCTGACTGCTAATTCGGGCTTGAGCGGTGCTGGTAAGAATGGTGCAGATATAACTACAGTATCACCGTCATTGACACGGACAATCTGTGCTTCATATGTTACACCCTGTGGTGTTTTTTGTGCTAGGGCAGGTAAACTTACTGCCATTAATACTGCTAATAATAATTTTTTCATTTTAATCCTTTTAATAAATTTCACGCCACTGTATAGCACAGGCCACATCTGCAGTTAATTGAACACCAGGAAATATGGTACTAACAATAACTGCATATACTTCTGAATTAGTGCTATCAATGTTCTGACTGATAATGTTTTTCTTTGCCGCGGTTAATGATCCTGTGGCTACTGGACTGAGACTGTTTTGACTCGATCCACTAGGCACATAACCTGAAGCAAAGCGATCGGCATTTGCAGCAGTAAAACTGGTAGCATTTACACAATATTCAACACCACTGTCGGCATCTGCACTGGTCCATACTAGCCCGCCCGGATCTGTAGTACTTAGACTGGCAGCACTAGGCAGTTTAACAACTTCATAGACAATGGGCTCTGTCTTAGCGAATAGACTTAGACTCGAAGGACGAACACTCAGTCTGTTCGGATAACCGCCGAAACTGTTCTTTAATCTTATAGCCACTAATGGAAAACGTGTCTGACCCGGTGTAGGTGTTGCCCGTGCTGTTGTATAGATACTCCAGTCAATACCTGATTCTACATAGCCGCCTTCACTCATTACAGTGGAACAGATTTGATCCATGAATCCACCTGAGGTAATACCTGTATTTCTTATCTCACAGCGTACAGGTAAGTTAGGATTACTCATGTAAACTGTAGGTAAAACATTGTCGTGATAGTATTCATGTGCTGTAATCAGCTGGCCTGCATGTGCAAATCCGCAACGAACACGCCCAACACCTAGCCATTGGAAGTCTATCCAACATAGCTGTGTTTTAGTAATATCTAATTTAAACCCGCTAGGACCAGTCCCGTCACAGGGATCTATATTCCATTCGCTTTGCGGCACACGGCGTTTGTAGGTGTAAGGTGTACCGTTAACTGTGGTAGAATAGTCGGCTTCGCTGGGACTGCTTCCTACATAAGTTCTAATGACCCAGTTCAGTGTTTGTGTAGTAGTGCTGACTGTGGTGCCGTCTGCTGTGTTGCTGCCAACCTGCTCAAAATAGATACCATCGTTGGCATCAAAGTATCCTGTGCGTTTGGTAACATTGCGATGCGGAGCATAAAAGTTTATGCTACTATAGATTAGTTGACTTTTACCTGGTTGATAATGATGATAGAATTTGGTTTGATGTATGGCTACACTACTAGTACTTGAAGATGTTGCCATTCTAGCACAGGCTTGATCCTGGGTAAATGTTATTGTGGCTCCGCTTGATGTGCTGTCAATAAAATTAGGATCTAAAGCATAGATATGTTTGTAGTCGCCTAGAGTGAACAATTCACTAACACGGGCACGACCGAACGCATCGGGATTAGCACCTGCTACAGATACTTCACCTTCTATACTGGCCGAAACCGTTCCTGTGATAGTGGCTGTTAGGTTACCGGTAACTACCCAAGGATTAGTGCCCTGATAGACTGTGCTTGTTGTTGGAAAATTAGTTACAGCAAAGCTAGTGTTACTAATTGTTAAAGTATTGCTAACTTGAACAGTGCTGGTAAAATTGCTAACAACTACTGATCCGGTAATTACC